CGGCGCCTATCGGCGCGACCACACGCGCCCCACGCCACGAGCGCACGCTCAGGCGCAGCACAGATCGCAGCGCGCCTGAGTGCGTGCGCACGAGCATGCCCGGCACGATGCGCTCGATCGGCACGTCGCCCTCGCTGGTCTCGATCATGTGCCCTGGCGGAATGCAGTTCGGGTGCGGCAGCTTCGGCACGTGCGCAGCGGGGTAGCGCCCTGGCCCGAGGCCGTACGCGTTCTGGTTGGCCAGGATGTCGCAGACGTCCTCGCGCGAGCCGCCGTGCAGCGCCGACGCGTGCCGGTTGCTCAGCGTCCACTGGAAGCAGACCACGCCGGCCTTGTCGCCCATCTGCTTGACGTAACTCTGGCGCATCGCCTCGACCGTCTCGCTGCGCGCGATGCGGTTGGCCTGATACGCCAGCTTCTCTTTCACGTAGCGCTTCACGACGCCGTCGAGCTGCTTGCTGCTCGCGGTCTGCACGTCCGCGACGAACTTCTTCGTGGCGCTCTTGAGGCTGTACTTGCTCGCGAGGAACGTGCCGTCAGTCTGCACCTCGCCGAGCTGGGCGATGCGCTTGGTGTAGCTGCGCGCGATGTCGCGCACTGCGCCCTTGTCGCCTGCGCGTGCGGCGGCCTCGAGCTCCTGCAGGTACTTGGGCAGCTCGACGCTACGCGGGTCGATGCGCTCGATCTTGCGCGCTGCGCCGAGGATGCCGCGCTGCTGCTTGATGCCGCGCTGCACCTCCTGCGCCATGCCCTGCGAGACCTCGCGGTCGACGCGCCGCATGCGCTTGGTGAGCCCGACCTTGTCGACGGTGATGCGGCCGGCGATGCGGTCTGCCGCCTCGGCCATCGCGCCCGCTGTCTCGCGTACCTGCGAGTCGACCACGTCCTCGCCGAGCACCGCGCGAAACGTCCGCTTGCCGACTGCGGGTCCTGCGTCTGCGCCCTCGCGGATGTTCGTGCGTACGATGCGCACGCGCTTCGGGAACGTCTTTGCGAACTCCGCATCGAACAGCTGCTCGAGCTGCGCAGTCGTGCGGCGCGTCTTGGTTGCCTCGCGCAGCTTGGCGATGACGTCGGTCGCGAGCTGCGAGTGCGCGGCCTCGAGCTCGAGCTCGCCGCGGCGGATGGCGCCTAGCAGCTTCTGCAGCTCTGCGCGGTACAGCGTGAGCGCTTTGTCAGGCATCGGTCTCCTGCCGGCGCTCGCGCGCCTGTCGCTGTTGTTGGCGTGCGAGTTCGCGCTGCTGCTGCGCTTGCTGCCAAGCGTCCATCTCCCGCGCAGCGCTAGCCGTCCACGCGTAGTCCAGCACGTCTCCACTACGCGACATCGCGACATTGCAGCTCGGGTGCGGCTCTCCACGGTCGCGCGCGTCGATCCATGCTGGCAGCCATGCAGCGATGTCAGACAGCTCAGAAGGCAGGCAGGACAGCTCTAGCTTGCGCTGCTGGTCTGCGGCACGCGTCCAGTATGGGTTGCGGTACGGGTCACGGTCGCGTGAGCACTCAAGACTTAGCTCTCTGTAAGAGCGTAGTGGAAACTTCACCATGTGGTGATCGACGTGCCATCGCCAGATCAGCGGCCTCGTGTGGTCCCAGTGCTGCGGTGAGCTGTACGGACACAGCAGAATCGCCCCGACTGGTCGCTCGCCACTTCGGTTCAGGCATGCGTCGTTGCGCTCGACTAGGCTGGTCAGATAGCCAAGCGCTCGCAGCTTCGTCGCAACGCCCGGCATGTGCAGCTTTGGAGTGCGCCTGATGGCGCGCTCCAGCTGGTCATAGTCCTGCGGGTAGTCCGTCTCAGTGTCGTCGCTCATGGCGCGCGCCTCCCGCTCTTCACTGCCCGACTGCCTGACGCGCAGCGAGCCGGACCTGGGCGTCCAGCGTCTCCTGCTCTCGTGCGCGCTGATCGGCGTGACGACGCGCGTCCCACGCTATCTGCTCTGCGGCGTTGTACTCCTCGATCGCGCGATACTTTGCTTCGCGCCTGTCTACCCAAAGCTTGTCCTCAGCGGCACGCTCGACTGCCCGAGGCCCGCCGTACTCCCAGTCGAGCTCCTGCTCAGACGGCGTGTGCGGCCTAGCGTGCTGCGCGCAGAAGAGCGCGCCTCGCACTTGCGTGCGGCAAGCCCTGCCGTTCTCGCTTCGATAGAGGCACCGGTACTGGTGTCGCTCCTGAAGAGCGCGGCCGTACACTGCGCGAAAGCGCTCGATGCGCGCGCGGCAGAAGCGTTGTGCGTGGCGGTCGCGTTCATGACCGCACGCCTGGCAGACTCGCGTCTCCTCTGTCCATGCCGCGCACTCGCTCAGAATCGCATCCGCGACAAACCACTCGCCGTGCCGGCGATGCTCCGCAAAGCGTCTGTGCAGCGCGCCCTCTTCGGCAAGTCCGCCCGAGCAAAGCAACGCGACACGCAGCACCGCTGGGCTTCCGACCTGCAGATCCTTGACGCGCAGCGCGACGTCGTCGGCCTTGCCAATCTTGAGCATGCGAGTGCCCTCGCCGATTACGAAATAGACCATGGCTCTTCATCCCCCCGCGTCGTCCTTGCCGCTCGTTGTGAAAGAGCGGTGGATGCTTGCTCACTACATCGACATCAAGAACTGTCCGTAGGATACGCTTCTGCGTTTTTCCTCAGCTGTCGCCACGGCAGACGCGGCCCATGCGATAAGCGCAAGTCGTCGCGCCTGCTCTGCCGTGAACAGATAGAACAGGTGCAGGTGCATTAGCTTGCGCAGAGCCCACGCCGGATGCGCGTAGACGTCCAGTTCATCGAAGTAGTAGCGCTTGTCGTCGTCGCACTCGCCCTTGTGAGACAGTCTCAGCGCTGACACGCGATCGTCAGATTCAACCGTCCACGCCAGCATTGCTGACCGCAGGCGCTCGATCCTGCGTCCGCACACGTCGCAGGTGAGAACCTCGTGCGCGGTGATGTTCACTGTGGTGTCTCCCTTTGCGCCTGCGTCAAGAGCACACTCGCTTCGTCCGCGTCGGCGAACTGGACGAACGAGAACGGCCTGTCGACGTCGCGCCGCTGCAGCACGATGAGCGGCTTACGCGGCTGCTTGCGCACGGCTGCGCACGAGACCGCGATGCTCGCGAACGATGCGGGCGTAACCTCGACCGGACACGTGCCGTCGTCTGCCTCGAGCATGACGGTGAAGGTTGTGTCGAAGCTGTCGCACGCGACGACCATCGACATGCCCAGGAACGTCGCGACGAGCAGACGCGCGCTCTCGAAGCCGGCCGGGTAGTCGCCCATGCTGATGGTCCAGGACTGGCTCATGGCGTGGGCTCCTCGCGCGGCAGGCCGAGCGAGAACTCGACGTGCAGCGCCACGAAGGGAATCAGGCAAAGGTAGACGTGCAGGTGCCGCGGGTGCACCAGGCGCTCGATGCGCGTGCCGCTCGGCAGGCGTCGCTCGACGATGACGAGCTGGTCGACGACGGGCCGGTCATCCCAGGACACGCCGACCCATGCATGCCGCAGGTCGAACTCGAGGCGTATGCGGGCGAGCTTCATCGGTGGCCTCGTTCCTCGACGTCGCGGTGCAGCGCGTCGGCGTCGTTCAGCAGCTGGTCGAACAGCGGCAGGCTCGCCAGGAAAGCGACGACGAGCGCCAGCATCATGAATGCGCAGCCTACGCGCACGACTTGGTCTTCGTGGTTGTGTCTCACTGGCAGACCTCCTCAGCGACGCCGAGCGGCTGCCCGCTCTTCAGGTTGCGTTCGATGCACGCGCGACGGTCGCGCCTGGCGAGCCAGGGCAGCCCAACGACGATCGCCCCGAACCACAGCGCGAGCACGACGACCCACGTCGCGACGGTCATCTGGCCGACCTGCTGCTTGGTCAGCGTCACAGCGCCTCCTGCAGGAGCAGCAGCAGCACCGCGTACGCCTCGCGCCAGTCCTTGGCTTCGCCCGGGTACTCCTCCTGCCCGGTCTGCTCGTTGTAGAGCCACTCGGCGTAGTCGCTGCGCAGCGTGGCAGCGATCGCCTTGAAGCCTGGCATCGCGCGCAGCACGTCGAGCTGCTGCGCCAGCTGCACGAGCGCGAGCAGGTCGCCGCCGTGCACGCTCACGTTGAAGCACGCCTCGGGCACCGTCGACGAGCGCGACGCGAGCGCCTTGTCCTCGAGCTCGATAAGCCTGCCGTCCGTGAGCGTCACGCTGCCTCCCGCTGCTGCTTGTCGTCCTGGGGCGGCGGCGGCGGCTCGCCGTCGTCAGGCTCGGCTGCGCCCTCCGTGAGCGCAGCGGTGGCCGCTTCCTTGTCCTTCTGCGCCTGGTCGATCTCCTGCTCGATCTCGCCGTCGATGGTCAGCTTGGTGTCGCTGGCGAGGCCGGGCAGCAGCTTCTGGACGAGGCGCTGCAGCATCTCGACTTTGGCCTGCCGCCCGATGTTGAGCGACAGCGCCTGCGTGACCTGCTCGAGCTCGTCGCCGAGCGCTGCGTCCGCGTAGCTCTCGTGCGCCGTGCACTCGATGGCCTGCAGCGCTTCCTCGGCAACGCCAAGACCGCGCCCCACCAGGATGAGCGTGTCGCGGTCTGCGCGCGCCAGCGCCTGCGCCAAGCTCACGATGGCCACGTTCGTTTTCTCGAACTCGACTTCCTTGCTCTGGGCAGACGTGTTGACGCCGCTCGCTTTCGCATACTCGACGCCGCTGATGCGGTAGATCTCGATGATGGTGGCGACGATGCGCGCCTCGAGCGTCGCGGCGATGCTCGCCGGCGGCGCGAGGTAGAACGGCACCACCTTGGCCTGGTCGCTGATGACGAGCCCGGTCGAGACGCCGCCCGTGCCCGTGTTGTTCGCAGCAGGCGCAGCGCCTGGCCAGACGAGCTGCGCAAACACCTGGCAGCGGATGTGCTCGTCCATCTCGGAGATCAAGTTGAACAGACGCCGGCACTCAAGCGCGATGTTGGCGTTGACGCTCTTGGCTTTGACGCTGTCCTCGACGCTCGTGTCCGCACGCCACGAGACGATAGGCACCGCGCCGAAGTTGTGCGCGCCATGCGTCGGCGCGCCGACGAGCTCGCCCGAGACCTCGTAGACGGTCCAGTCGGTGCGCGTCCAGACCGTGTAGCGCGTGACCCGCTCTGCGTCCTGGTCCCACGAAGCCTTGCGCGTGAACGTCACGCCGAGCTTGGCCCAGACGAACGCGCCGTCGTCGTCGAGCTCGTAGTCGAACAGGTGACAGGGCAGGTTGAGCACGACGTACGGCTCGAGCTTGCCCGTCTGCTCGACGGTGAGCGCCTCGCGCGGAGAGCTCGGCAGGTCGACCAGCATCGGAAACCAGCCGAGCACCGCCGTGACGAGCGCGCGCCTGCGCAGGTCCTTGTCGTAGCCGGTGCGATCGATCCACTCGAGCAGCTCGGGCGGCACGTTGTTTCGCTTGTGGGGCTTGCGCGCGATGTAGCCGACCTTGATCGCAGTCGTCGGCTCGACGTAGTTGAGGTAGTGCGCGACGTCGACGCGCCGCTGGTACTTGATCGAGTCTTCTGCGTTGAAGCGGTCGAGGTAGCTGTGCGACGCCTCGACCACGCTTTTGCTGAGCGTCGCGAACTTGCTGTACGTCTGCGTGACGATGCCCCAGAAGCCCGCGGCGTCCTGCTTGATGCGGCCGAGGTAGCCGCCCGCGCCCGTGTAGCTGTCGAGCAAGAACTTGTGCCACTCGAGCTCGAGCGCGTAGCCGTCGCGCTTGGCCTCGAGAGCGTCTTTGGTGGATGCGTAGGGCATGGCGGTGGTCTCCTAAAGTCCGGGCACGTAGAAGGGCGTGGGCACGACGCTCGTGGTCAGGTCGAGAAAGGCGCGCGAGGTCGCGTCGACTTGGTCTTTCTTGGCGCCGTCAGGAAACGCCTCGAGCTCGTTCAGGTAGCTCTCGTTCCAGTCGCCGCGCAGCACTTTCACGTTGCCGCCCTCGGCCTGCGCGCTGACGGGCTTGGCGTACGTGAGCTTGTTCTCGGACGCGACCGCGATGCGCACGTCCCAGCCAGCAAGCTCGCGCAGAAAACGCTGCGCCTCGGACTTGCCGGCGCCGCCAGGGTCCTGCCACATCGCCTGCCGGCACTCGCGCCCGTCCTCGCGGGTCGTCCTGTGCACGAGCTGCTCGACGGCGTAAGGGCGGTCGCGCAGGCTCTTGACGTCCTGCACGACGAACAGCCCCGACGCGTGCCGGCTCATCTTCACGCCGCGCGTCCAGTCGGGCTCCTTGTTCTCGGTGCTCGGCTCGGTCGCCGCAAGGTCCCAGCCACGGCTGGTCGCGATGACGTCGTGCGGCACGCGGTCGACAATCTCGAACCAGACTTTCTTGAACACCGTGCCGGCAGCGGGCCGTATCTTCCAGTTGCCGCCGAGTAGACGCATGCGCTCGACGAGCGACAGCGCCATCAGCTTGGTCTCGTAGTCAGGGTCGCCGCGCGGGTTGTCGGCGAGCATGGCTGGGATGAAGCGGAAGCTCTGCGGGCGCGTCGAGCGCGGACGGTTGAGCACGTGCTGCGCGCGGTCGCGCACCTCGTCTGCCGTGTCGCCCCAGATGAGCGCATCGCCGTCGCGCACGAAGTAGCGCTTGACCCCGGCGCGCTCGCGGATGGCATAGCCGTCGTCGCCGATCCACCACTTGACCATCTTGGCGACCCAGCTGTCGGGGTCGGGGTTGCAGGTCAGAAAGCAGCGCGGGCGCATTCCGCACGTCGAGCGCAGGCGCGAGTACATGAACCAGAACTGCGTCTCTTCCATCAGGGTCGCTTCCTCGAAAGCGAACTCCGTGAACTGCGCGCCTGCGTAGTCGATGACGTCCTTGGCGTGCTGCAGACCGCGCAGCTGGATGAGCGAGCGCGTCTCGGGGAAGCGCCACTCGTGCGTCGAGAGGTTCGGGCGAGCAGACCACATGGGGTACATGCTCATCGACTCTTCCCAGATGCCGCCGCCCATCGTGACCTGCGGCATCTCGCGCCGGAAGATCGCGCCGTAGTATTTCTCGTAGCGCGCAGCGTGCAGACCGAAGCGGAACAGCGTGGAAAAACTTTTGCCACCACCTGCGGCCCCGCCGAACAAGGTGACGTCTGCAGACGAGCGCACGGCCTCAGTCTGCGGCCCTGGGTTGAGCCTGACGTGCACCTCCTCGACTGCGGCTTCGCTCGTCACGTGTCCTGCTCCTCCGGCTCGTCCTCGGGCACGTGCACGACGTAGCGAATGCCTGCCGTGATAGGCCCGCCGTTCGGACCGCTCAGCTCGACACGCTGCTTGTCGTTGTAGAGGTCGGGCCGGTGCGCGCGCAGCTGCTTGAAGATCGCTTCGATGTTGCCGGCCTTCGCGGCGCGCATCGCCCAGAACGTGAGCGTCGTGTTGCGCTTGGACGCTGCCTGCTCGACGTCCACCCAGAGCGACGCGTACGGCTCGACGCCCTCCCTGGCTTCGGCCTTCCAGCGGAAGAACGTCGTGCGCGAGATGCCTTCGACGCCGAACGCGTCCAGCTCGTCGATGCCTGCCTGGATGAGCTGGCAGACGCGCGCGCGCAGGTCTTCGTTGTAGAGATTCTTGCTCATGGCGATTGTGGGTGGTGGGACTGCGTTCGTGGTTCAGGGTCATAAGGCGCCGCGGCTGCGTGAATCAGTCCCGCAACAGCACGCGCTTCTGCGCGGCGATGCCGGTCGAACAGCTCGAACATGCCGAGCAGGTAGTCCTCTGGCTCGAGCGCGATGCCGAGCTCGAGCTCGAGCGCGCTGAGCGGAAACTGCGCGAGGATGGCCGCGAAGCCGATGCGCAGCTTCTCGAGCGCCTCGCCCTCGAGGTGACTCACGCGCACGCGCGAGATGCCCATCGCGGCGGCGACCTGCTCTTGCGTCAGGCCGCCCGGGTGCACGCTCGTCACAAACCACGCAGCGTCGTCGTCGGTCCACGGCGTGAGCTCCCAGCTGAGCGCGCCTGGGTGCCCGTCCGGGATGCACTGCCGGCGCGCCCTGCCGCGCGCTGCGACTGCGCGCACGATCGTCAGCTGCTCGCGCGAGACGCGGAGCTTGCGCGAGCGTGGGCGACGTCGAGGCGCGGGGCAGGCTGCCATCATGGCGAGACTCGCCGGCGGTAGTCGCGTGCGCGCTTGCGCGCCCTGCGCTTGGTGCCCTTCCTGGCTTGGTCGGCGAGGCGGCGCTGCTTGGCGTTGTACTCGCGCAGCGCAAGCGCCTCCGCGCGCAGCTGCTCGCGCTCTTCAGGAGAGTGGGAGTGCTGCGCGTCGCTCACTGGCTGAGCTCCTGCTGGGCGCGGGCGAGCTCGATCATGCGCCCGATGAGGTCGAGCTCCTGCTCGCTGACGCGCAGCTCACGCTGGGCAGCTGCAAGCTCTGCCTCGCGCGACTCGACGCGCGACTTGCACGTGTCGACCACGTTCTGCTTGCTCTGGTAGCGCAGCTGCAGGCGCTCGAGCTCCGTGCGCCGGTGCACGCGCTTTTTCTCGGGGGCCGCGTCGTCGGGGACTGCAGCGACCTCGTACGGGATGGGCTCGTCGGGGCTGGTCTGGTCGTCGTCGAATGCTTGCGTGTCTGGCATGGGCTGAGGTTCCTTTCCGTTGCTGTGCTGGTGGCGTCGTCGCTGCGGCTTACTGCAGACCGCTCTTGAACAGGTCGTCGTCTGCGTCGCCGTCGTCGTCGTCCTTGTTGGTCTGCTCGAGCCGGCGAGAGCGCGGCGTCTTGGGCGGCGAGCAGCTCGTGCCGTCCGGGTAGACGATGGTCTCTTGGCGCTCCTCGGGGCGCATGCGCCGCGAGCGGATGACCTCGTTGATGTCGGTGCGCACCGTGTCGACCTGGCCGTGCTCGAAGTCGGGCACTTCCTTGCACTCGATGTCGCGCCACTCTTTGCCCTCGCGTAGCTGCCGGCCGACGTCCTGCGCGCGCTCCTCGGCCTCGGCGAGCTTGGACTTGATGTCGTCGCAAAACGTCTTCTTCTCGAGCTCGAGCTTGTGCGTGGTGAGCAAGAGCTGCGCGAGCTCCTCGCCACGGATGAGCTTCTCGTCTTGCGTGAGCAGGCACTGCAGCGACTCGATGAACAAGTTAGCTTGCATCGTCGGTTCCCTTTCCCTGTCCGTTCGGCACGATGGCGAGGAGCTCCCCGCGGCCAAGCTCGCGCGCGAGCTCGCGCAGCGCAGTGCGCTGGTACGTCGGCAGCCGCGCGACAGCGCAGAGCAGCCGCTCGAAGGAGGCCCCGTGCAGTGCGCGTGCGGCCTGCACGTCGAGCACGTTGAGCGGTACGCGTGGCAGTCCCATCAGGGCACCTCCTCGAGCGCGACAGGCGCGGCGGGCTCGGCCAGCGCAGCAGAGAGCGTCTCGGCCGCAGCGAGCAGCTCAGAGGGCCTGCAGTGCAGCGCGCGTGCATAGCGCTCGAGCGTTCTGATCGACAGCACGTGCCGCGTGCTCTCTGCGCGCGAGACGAGCGGGCGGTGCGTGGCGACGCGCTTGGCCAGGTCGCGCAGCGACAGCCCGAGCGCGACGCGACGCTTGCGAATCACCGGACCAAGACACGCACTGATGTCTGCCGCGCTGCTCATGCGGACCTCCTCTTGCCGAGCTCGAGCTCGCGCTTCTTGGCCCAGCGAAACAGACCGTCGACCGCGCCCCACTGCGCAATCGCCATCGCCTCAGCCTCGTTGTCGTCGGTGACGGGCTGCCCCGCCACGACCGTCGCCCAGAACAGCGCGCTCTTTTTCCATGCAGCGCGCGGCAGGTTGATGCGCACGCCCATGACGCGGCGCCACTCGCTCGGCTCGACCAGCATGCGCTGCGACGGCGGGTGCTTGAGAATCTCGAGCAGCATGCGCCAGCCTCCGCGCGAGTCGCCGAGGCTCAGAATGTTTTTGGTGGGGATGCCAGAGCTCGCTGGGATGTTGCTGTGGTCCTCGAACAGCACGAGCAGTCTGCTGATGTCAAAGCCGGGCAGCTTGCGCACGGCTTTGACGGCGTCTTGCTGCTCGTCTGCGTTCGTCGTGAAGCCATGCAGCACGAAGCGGCGCAGGTCGTGCACGGCCCAGCCGCTGCGCTGCGCCTGGTCGATGCCGAGCACGTAGACGTTCTCGTCGGTGCCGTGCGAGAGCAGGTGCCGCGCACGCTCGCGCGACGGTCCGTGCTCGTGCGGCCAGGGCTGCGGCACCGGGCGCTGCTCGCTCATACGTACCGCCAGCTGCGCGGCAAGAGGTCGTAGCGGCGCGTGACCTGCACGCTCCACGTGCGCAGGTCGATCGAGGCGGCGGGCGGCTCGACGGCCCACATGAGCGCGAGGTGCCCTGCGATGCGCGTGAGCATGCCCTCGATGCGCCTGAGTGTCTGCTCGTCGCTCGTGCGGTCGCACAGCTTGAGCAGCGTGCGCGCCGTCGAGCAGAGCACGAGCAGACGCTGCGCGCTGATGGCCTCGTGCTCGGTCACAGATGCGCGGTAGCCGCCGAGCACGGCGCAGAACGCGGCGTTGCCGAGGCTCGCCTCGATCTGCAGGAAGGTCTTGTCGACGAGCTCGTAGGGGCGCGCCTGAAAGCGCGCCGGGCTGTACGAGGGCAGCGCGTCGCACAGCTCGACGGCGAGCCTGAACAGCGAGAGGTCGCGCTCAGCGCCGCCGCTCTTGACGAGCTCGAGCGCGAGGTCCATCGGGTCGGCGCTAAGCGGGCGCATGGCTTCCTCCGTTCAGCGCACGCAGCTCTGCGTTGAGCGCGTCGTAGCGCTCCGTGTCGCCATTGCGCAGCGCCTCGTTGCGCTGCTTGAGCAGCGTGCCGTGCGCGCTGGGCTGCGACGTGACGACCTGGTCGATGACCTCGCCGAACGCGACCGCGAAGCACTGCACCGGCGAGCGCTTCTCGCGCGGGTTGAGCTCGGAGCGCGCCCAGTGCTCGAGCGCCGAGGTGAACAGCTGCGCCGGCGGCACGCGCCGGCGGGCGGCCGTGTTCGTCACGCGCTCGGCCAGGTCGTCAAGCTCGGCCTCGGCAGGGAAGGGCGGGTCGTCGCGCCCGGCCGCGAGCCACGTCGAGCGGAACAGCGCGCGCAGTGCGGACCCGGTCAGCTCGGGCGTCTGGGTCTGGGTCTCGCTCTCGGAAGGGGCGAAGCCACGAGCGGGCGCGCGCACGGAGAGAGCGCCCGCGCTCTCTCTCTGGGATGGGATGGGATGGGATGGGATGGGAGACGCGCGCACGAGGGCATCGTCTCGAGACGCGCCCGTAGTCGGCTGTGTAGACGCGTCTACAGCGCGTCCTCGCCAGCGTCTTTGCCGCTCAGTTTTGCTTTGACGTAGCGCATCTACGTCCGCCTTCGTCGGCTGGTACTCCTGCCAGTCGTGGTACTGCCAGCCCCCGTCTACGACGCGCCAAAGTCCGCAATCCACAAGGGCAGTCGCACCGTTTCGCGCCGATTTGCCGAGCCGACAGAGCACTTTTTCGAGCCGCGAAACACTCACGAAACCGTCTGTGAGGCGTCGCGCGCAGTCGGCGCCCATCATCGTCCAGACGGTGATCGCGGCCATGTAGAGCTTGGGATTGCGCTCGAGGCCCTCGACCTTCGGGTGCTCGGGGAAGCCGTCGTCGACCCTGAACCAGCTCATCGCGCGCTCTCCGCGGCGCGCGTCTGCGCGAGCGCCAGCACGGCGTCAAAGCCGAGCGCGTCCGAGTCGCTGCGGAAGTCCGCAAGCGACGTGAGCGCGGTGCGCGCAGCGCACAGACCGCTCACGATGATCGCGAACCTCTGGTCGGTGTGAAAGCGCTGCGCGAGCGCGTAGCCGAACGAGACAGACGCGTCGTGCTCGTGCTCGGTCGGCCAGAGCAGCCAGAAGACGCGCGCACTGCGCAGCGCCCGGTATTGGTGCAGCACGTCGAGCGCCTGCGCGTGCGAGAGCGAGCCTGCCTCGGGCGCCTGCGCTGCGCTATCAAACCAGCGGTCCGCGAGCACCAGCGAGCGCGAGCGCGAGACAGCGCCGGCCCACTTGCGGATGCGCTCGAGCTCGGCGCACGCGCCCGCGAGGTAGACGACGACCGGCATGCTGGCGCCCCTGTTGTTCATGCTGCGCGCGCCTCGCCGTCGCCGGTGATCAGCCAGGCGCGCGACACGCACAAAAAGTCCGCAATGGCTTCGAGCGTCTCGAGCGATGCGCGGTTCTTGCCGGTCTCCCAGCGGTACACCGTCATCGATACGACGCTGAGCGCTTCGGCGAGCTCGCGGACGCGCACCTTGGCGAGCTTGCGCGCCGCGCGAATCCGCCTGCCGATGTCCCCCCGCGTCTGCATGACTCGGCGAGGATATACACGCCGTGTAGACGCGATCTAGCCCTTGTGCGACAGCACGTGCACTTTGCTGCGCGACTCGCGTAAACTTAGTCACGCCATGTATAAACGACCTGCCGCACCCGAGTCTGAGAGCCTGCCCGAGCGTCTCGAGCGCCTCCGCGCCGAGGCGGGCTACCCCTCACAGCGCGCGCTCGCCCGCGCCATGGGCGTCAGCATGATGGCTGTGTACCGCAACATCACGCTCGGCATGGAGCCGCGCCCCGACATGCTCGAGGCGTACGCCCGCGCGCTCGGCTGCTCGACGCACTACCTGTGGCACGGGCGCGAGGAGGAGCGCGCGCCGCTCGCTGTCGAGCAGTACCTGGCCGAGCAAGGCCCGCACTGTCCACCTGCTGTCGCGATGCGCTTGCGCCGCATCCAGTGGAGTCTGCTGACCGCAGGCACGGTTGACAGAAATGATGTGCATCAACTCCGACTGCTGATTGACGCGAACCTGACACGACGAGCAAGCTCGGTTGATGGCTCAAGTGGGGGAACGGTACAGGCAGTCGGTGGCGACATACCTCGCCAAACGGGGACGAAGAACAAGCAACGCCGTCGCGCGGACGCTGTTTGAGATTGCTCCTGACGACTATGGGTTAGGCGAGGAGGCGCCGCCCGACGAGGCCGAGCTCGCCGCGCTCACGCAGTTCGCTGAGCGCATGCGAGCCAAGCCCGCCAACGACAACACGCTGCAGCCTGTCGCTGTCGCCGCAGCTGCGTACGCCGCCCTGGCAGCGCCCGCGCCCGACGCTGCCGGCACGAGCTTCGCCAGCCCGCACCTCGGCGCAGCGCTCGAGCGCTTCGTCGCGGGCCTGACGCGCACGCCCGCGCTGCCGCCGCGCAAGTGCGAGCCCTGGGCTGCCGGCCACTACACGCGCAGCGGGCCCCACTACGTGCTGCTCGTGTACGGGGACAGCCGTTAGCGCTGTAACGAGACGCTGACGCTGTAACGCCCCTTGGGGGCGATGCGATCGCCCTACCGCCCCGCAGCCGCTGCGCGCACGCGCAGCGTATACGCGCCTTTCACGCGAGAAACGCGAGGCCCCGCCCCACGAAATGGCGCCCCGGCGACCTTTTCGCTAGCGCGTCGCGCGTCGCCTGTATACACCACGTGTATACATGAACACGCCGCTGCACGAGACCGCCGACGACCCGCGCGCCTACCGCCAGGAGCAGCGCAGCGCGAGCTATGCGCGCGCTCTGTGCGCGCTCCTGGTGCGTGCGACCGGCTGTTACGACGAGCCCGCGATCGCCGCCGAGGAGGACGCGCGCGCACGCGCATCGATGCTCGCGCACTTCGCCAGCATCGCACGCGACGCACGCAGCAAGTGGGGCGCGCGCTGGCGGCCGAGCGCGCTCTTGCTGCGCGCGCTCGCGCGTCGCAACGCGACCTGGGCGGACGTCGAGGCGCAGCTCGAGGACGACGACGCAGAGGGCCACGACGAGGCGTGCACGTGCAGCGCGTGCGGCCGCCTGCGCAGTCGCTACGCGCGAGAGGCGCGCGAACGCGAGGCCGCAGCGTGCGGCGGCATCAGTGATTTCGGCCGGGAAGTTCTCGGCTGGTGAGTGAGGAGCAGCAGAATGACTGACAACGCATGGCAGCTACGGACGTGGTCGCGCACGCACGCGACGCACGGGGCCTTCTTCGTCAACGTGCTCAGCGACGGGTGCGCGAACGCGTCGCGCGTCTACGGCCCGGCGCACAAGCACGAGGTCGAGGACCTGTCGCCCGGCGAGCCCTTCGCCAACGTCGCGCTCGCGATGATGGCGTGCGAGCAGCGCATTGCCGAGCTCGACCAGGCCATCGTTGACCAGACCTGCGCGGACCTGCGCGCCTACGCAACGCAGGTGGCGTGATGCCGACCAGACCGCCGCTTCAGAACACGGGCGCCGCCACTCGGACGCTTGCGTTTACTGCTGTGTGGTCCGACTTCGAACGCTCGTGCGGCGTGGTTATGGACGGCTGCGACAACACGCGGGACGAGCTCGAGAACTTCTGCGGCCATGACCATAACGACTTCCTGCACTGGGTGGGCGCGCCTGACGGTCCGGGGACCTGGAAGTTCGACGGCCTCGTCTCGGTCTTCAAGACGTTCGAGGGCGACTACGACGCTGACGCGGTCGGCACGTGGACGCGGGTGGCGCCGTGAGGTTGTACGAACTCGCATCCGAGTACGAGCAGCTGCTGCAGCTCGCCGAAGAGGCTGAGCCGGGCGACGCGACGCTCGCGGCTGCGCTGGGCGACGTCGCCGAGGCCATCGAGCACAAGTGCGCCGGCATCGGCAAGGTGCTCGCGCAGCTCGACGCAGACGCCGCTGCGTGCGCGGCCGAGGCCGAGCGCCTGCAGACCAAGGCCAAGCGCTACTCGGGCAACGCCGAGAACCTGCGCGCCTACGTGCAGCACCAGATGGTCGCGCGCGGCATCGAGAAGGTCGAGGGCGAGACCTTCACGTTCAAGCTGCAGCTCAACCCGGAGCGCGTCGAGGTGACCAACATCAACATCGTGCCGCCCGAGTTCAAGAAGACGAAGGTCGTCGAGACGACCAGCGTGGACAAGCGCGCCGTGCTCAGGGCGTACGACGGCGGACGCGGCGAGATTGTGCCGGGCACCGTAATCGAGCGCGGCCAGCGGCTCGTCATCAAGTGATGGTGTCGTCCGGCTGGACGCGCTCGAGTGAGTCTGATCTAAACAACGTGAGTGAGTGAAGGAGTCTGATCATGGCCATGTTCAAGAAAGCAACGAAGCTCCAGTCCCGTCTGCGCCTGGCGCTGCTCGGCCCGACCGGCAGCGGCAAGACGTACACCGCGCTGCGCATTGCCAAGGCGCTCGGCCTGCGCATCGCGCTCATCGACACGGAGCGCGGCAGCGCGAGCAAGTACAGCGGTGAGTTTGACTTCGACGTGCTCGAGCTCGAGACGTTCGCGCCTGCTACCTACGTCGAGGCGCTGCGCGCCGCCGAAGCAGAAGGCTACGACGTCGTGATCGTCGACTCGCTGAGCCACGCATGGATGGGCAAGGAAGGCGCACTCGAGCAGGTCGACAAGGTCGGCAAGCGCTCAGGCGGCGGCGCGAGCGGCAACAACTTCGGCGCCTGGCGAGAGGTCACGCCGATGCACAACAATCTCGTGGACGCGATCCTCGCGTGCAAGATGCACGTCATCGCGACCATGCGCGTCAAGATGGAGTACGTCATGGAGAAGGACTCGCGCGGACAGACGACAGTCCGCAAGGTTGGCCTCCAGCCCCAACAGCGGGATGGTTTGGAGTACGAGTTCGATGTGATTGCGGACATCGACCAGGAGCACAACTTCATCGTGAGCAAGACGCGCTGCCGCGCGCTGGACGGCTACATCGAGAAGCAGGCCGGCGAGGACGTCGCGCACAAGCTCAAGGCGTGGCTCACGGACGGCGCGCCTGTCGTCGACCCGGTCGCGTTGCTGCTCGAGCAGCTGCCCGAGGTCAAGACGTCCGAGGCGTACGCGCAACAGCTCGAGACCGCCAAGCGCCTGCGCCCCACGATGAGCGTGGTCGTGCGCGAGGCCGTCAAGCTCGAGCTCGAGCGCGCCGCCGCACGCGTCAAGCAAGCGCAGGAGGACGCCGCCGAGGCTGAGGAGGCCGAGCGCGCGCTCGCTGCGCAGGAGGCGGCCGAGCAGGGCGACAGCCCTTTGGCATCGACCTCGAGCGCCACTACCGAGCCTGGTTCCGCGCCCAGCTCGCGCGGTGAAGCGCTTGCTGCAGGAGGTGTCCAGTGAGCGCGCCCGAGCCTGTGCCGGGTCCGTTCGTGCTGAGCAGTGAGGAGCAGCAAGCCTTTGACGCGATCTTCGCGTTCTGCGCCGAGGGCCATGACGCCTACATCGAATGCGCGCAGGCTGCTCTCGACCGCGCCGTGCGCACGCTGGCGCTGCAGGCTGACGGCGAGTGGAGCGAGGAGGACTACGCGAAGGCAGTGGCTGCCGCCAGCGCTCACAGCGGACTCTGGAGCGGGGCGGTGAGAGCAGGGCTTGGCGCTGTCGAGTACCGTCTGCGCGCACCCGCAGTGAAGCCGCTGAGCGACGCCGAAGAGCAGACGCTGCGCGACTTCGAGCGCGACTACCTACGCTCGGAGTTCGAGGACTCATTCGAGCTTGTCGACATGCTGCGCCGACGCTTCCCACGCCCCGCCCCCAAGCCCCTGCACCGCGTCGCCTTCGAAGCGTCGCTCTCTGCGCAGAGGCAGCACGCCGTCGACAGCGAGCAATACTGGCAGTCCATCGCAGCGGCCGTCATCGCGGCAGACAAGGCAGGTGCCCAGTGAATGTTTGGTGCATTTCTGGAAGACTCGGCCACGACCCGCGCCTCGCTGCGACGCGCGACGGCACTGCTGTCTTGAACCTGAGCGTTGCCGTCGACCAGCGCGTCAAGCGCGACGGGCAGTGGGTCAAGGACGTGCTGTGGGTCGACGTGACGCTGTTCGGCACGCGCGCCGAGCCGCTGTCTCGCATGCTGCGCAAGGGCGGCATGGTGGGCGCGCACGGGCGCCTGGGCCTGCGCCACTACGAGTCGCGCGAGGGCATCCAGAAGACCGCGCTCGAGCTGGTCGCAGAAGACCTCGAGCCGCTTGCGGACGCGCCCGGCCAGGAGCGCTACGAGCGCGCGCCGGCTGCTGCAGCAGGGCAGCAGCGCCCCGCCGGGGCGGGCTACCAGCGCCCCGCCGGCGCGGGCGGCTTCGGCGGCCAGCACCGCGACGCCTTCGCTGCGCCGCGCGGGCAGCAGGACTTCGGCGCGCGCGCTCGCGCGGAGGACGGCGCTGCGCAGTACGAGTCGCCCCCGGATGACGACGATCAGATCCCGTTCTGAGCGCAGCGCCTGCAAGCACGTTGCGCGCGTCCTGGTGGCCTACGTGGCGACCGGGACGCGCGCGCACGTCTCCTCTTTCTGGTGCCCGGACTGCGGCGCACTTGGCCATGTGACGTACGACAGCACCGAGGAGCGCTGGCGCTTGCCTGCGCACAGGAGGGCGCGGCGATGACCGACAACGACGACGAGCGCCCCTCGCACGCGCTGCTCTTGCGCGTCGTGCACAGCTGGTGCTGCAGGCACGACGCCGAGCTGCTCGGGCTCGGGCTCGAGCACCAGGACAGCGTCTGCTACTGGCGCGCGGAGGTCCGCCTCGCGTCCGGGCTGCGGGTGATGGCGCTCGGCCAGAGCGCCCTCGAGGTGACGCGCAGCCTCGACCTGAGTCTTGACGTGCGCGCTATCAACTGAGATGACAGGCGCGATCAGCTGCGGTAGAAGTTGTCGGACGTGAATACCGACCGCGACGCGTACCTGCTGATGGCCAAGACGCTTCTTGCGCGCTGGCGCGCGTCGCCCGAGGACTGGGCGCACTACATGCGCGACGCGCCAGACGAGACGACGAGCAAGATGACGCTCACGTTTACGGTCTGGGCATCAGCGGGCCTGCAGTCCGTGGTCGTCAGCCACAAGCTCGCCGCGGCGCTGATGGCGACGACGGCGCGCGGGGCGCTCGACGGCGTGAAGCTGCCCTGGCCGTCGTTCGAACTGCAGGTCCCGCCCGGCCTGGTCGCGACCAGCTCAGGCGACGTGACGAGCGTGTACGTCGCCGAGACGCCTGACTGGATACCCATCAATCGCACCGCGCGCACGTGCGCCGTGACGGTGCTGTACAACGACCCGGTCTCGCTCGGCCACGTCTCGCTGCCCAGCATCGCGGCGCTGTCGGACGGCGACTCGCTGTCCGCGCTCGAGCTGTCGAACGGTCTTGGGATGCCGTTCGACCACAGCGAAGATCAAGAGCTGCGCGTGCGGCAGCTGCTGCTGCGCCTGGTGGTCGGCGTCGTGCTGCTCATCAACACGGCACGTGCGGACAAGCCCCTCGCGTACCCGCAGCATCCGACGCGCCCAGACAAGCGCGGCGTGCCACGCGCCAACGTGCACCAGCTCAAGCGCGAGACAACGATCGACTGCAGGCAGATGGTCTACGACTACGCGCGCGGCACCCGGCGCAGCTCGCCGAGCGTGACGACGCTCGTGCGCGGGCACTGGCGTCAGCAGCCGCACGGGCCGGGGCGCACGCTGCGCCGGGCACAGTGGATCGAGCCCTTCTTTAAAGGGCCAGACGGCGCGCCCTTTGCGGAGCGCGTGACCAAGCTGCGCACCGAAGACGAGCCGGCCTAGCCCTGCTCGAGCTCGTCACGCAGGCGCTTGGCTTCGCGCTCGAGCACGTGCAGCGCGACGCCCATCTCGAGGTTGGCCGCGAGGCAGCGGTGCCCGACGTCGTCCTCGTCGACGACGACCAGGACGAGCCGAGCGCCGCCCAGCACCAGCTCGGCCAGGTCGAGCAGCACGTCCGCCTGCTGGTGCAGCGGGCAACCTACGGCAGGCGCGCTGCTGATGGCGTGGTCGTGGTGCGGGCAGTGGCTCATGCTTTGGCCTTCGGGTCGACCATCTGCTCCTGCACCTCTTTGGCGCTGTGCGCGAGCAGGACGACGATGCTGCGCGGGTCGGCGATGTTGGTCGAGGTGCCGGCTGCGAGCGTGTCCTCGGTGCCCTCGCGCGGCACGGCGTACGCGACTGCGTAGACGAGCTCAGGGTGCGCCTGGCGGATGGGCCGTAGCGCTATCTCGATGCTGCGCCCGAGCTCGACCAGCTCGGCCTTGGTGGGGCGGGGGTCGGGGGCGGTCATGGGTCGTCGATGCCAGGCGTCTGCACCAGCCACTCGGCCTTGCCGACGCGCACGAACGTGCCGGTCTCTGCGCGGTAGTGACACACCCCGGGCGGCTTGCCGTGCTCGGTCGCCTGCAGCCAGTAGCAGGTCACGCCCCAGCCTTTGACTTCGTCGACGATGCAGAGCATCGGGCCCCACGTATGCTTGACGGGGTCGAGCTGGATGAGGTCGCCTGGTTCGAGTTCGTTCGGCATGTAGTCTCCTCCTTCGTGCGTAGCGCGCAGCGCCGCTGCGAGCTCGGTTGCGTGTCGCTTGACGTCTTCGTGGTCAGTGCACCACTCGCCGTACACGAAGCGCTCGTCTGTCAGGTCGATGTTCGACCTGCAGACGACGACGCGCGACGTCGCGACGCCGTTGACGACGCGCGTCTGCACGCCGGTGCGGTAGCGGTGCGCCGTCACTCGGGCAGCTCCTCGAGAAACCAGTCAAGCGGGCAGCGACACGCCTTGGCGACGCGCACGAGCACGGTCAGACCCACGCCGCCCGTATAGTTCTCGTTGAGCAACTGGTGCAGCGTGTGCGGCTCGAGCCCCATCTTGCGCGCTGCAAACGAGCGCCAGCCGTGCTCGAGCTCGCCCGTCTTGTACTCGTCTGCCCAGTCGTAGGCGAGGTCGATGACGCGCCTGAGCGCGACCTGGCCTGCGCGCTTGGGCGGGCGTTTCTTGCTGCGCGTCGGCGCGCGCGGGACGCTGCGCGGATATTCCGGTACCAGTGCTAGTGCTCGTGCCCCCATCTTGGTTCCCCCTTTGGTCTAGAGCAGCCCGTCGGCTGCTTTGTCAAACAGTTCGACCTCGCGTATGCAGCGCGTGATCAAGTCAATAGAGGCTGACGAGCGACCTCGCCCCTTCAGGATGGCGGACGGCATCTTGTTTGCCATTGCCGCAGACGCATTGAGGTCTGCGCGCAGCTCGCGCCATAGCCCTGTAGTCGCGTCGGCGCTGCCGCTACTCGGCGCGACGAGCTCGCGCGCAGCAAGCAACTCCTTCTCCGCGCTGCAGTGAAAGAACAGCAGCGAGCCGTCGACGCCCACCGCTGCGCCATTGATACGCACCGGCGCATGCCGAAGCGCGTCGAGGTCAATACCCCGAAAGCAGATCATGTACAGAATCCGCGGGTCGCGTTCTGCAAAGTGCTCGTGCAGCATGTGAAGATGGTCGTTGTCTCTCTCTCGCGCGATGAGAAAGTGCCTGCCCGTCAGACTGAGATCGTTGCCGCAGAAATAGAGCGCGCGGCCGGTCTGCAGATGCTCAATGTTTAGGTCGCTCAGACCAACAAGGTAGACGTCGCTGTTTTCATCGCGCTCTTTGAGCATCAGGCACCTAGCGCGCTCGCTCGCGTGCATCGCCCACAGCGCGTTGCGCATGTACTGCGCAACGTCAGGCTGCGTTGATGGAGCAGGACCGAAAGCGTCGACAACCCAGCGCTCAGGCTGGCTCCTCTTTCTTTGGCCGAGCGGCCGATACAGCTCTGCGTCGGCGCAGATGACAGTCGGCGGATGCGCGCGGTACAACGCCCACCTTCCGCCGCGCTCTCGTTGGCCTGCTTCCCAGCCGTTGCACGACTGGCAAAGGAGGCCGCGCAGAAAGCCCGTTAGATGACAGTGGTCTCGCACCAGAGTCGTGCGCTGGTTGTTGCAGGAGGCGCAGCGTCCTGCTTGCCACGAAACGTGCGGCTGGCCCGGCTCGGGAGGCGCCCACAGGCGGTACGCAAGCGTCACGTGCGCTCTCCGGTTGCGTTGTTCTCGACTGCCCGGCGAGCGCTCCTCATCATCCCTGTCGTGACGTTGTCCTTGAACAGTTCGGCCTCGCGTATGTAGCGCGAGACCATCTCGACGTTCGTATGCCCGGTCTGTTTCATGATCTGAGTCGCGCGCGCGCCCTGCTGGGCAGCCTCCGTGGCGAGTCCCGCGCGCAGCGAATGCCCGGCCAGGTCTGCCGTGTCGATGCCGGCTGCAGCTGCGGTGCGCTTGACGACGCGCGCGACGTCTTTGGCGCCGAGCGATGCGCCGAGGTTGCCGTGCCTGTCGACGCTACGAAACACGAGGCCGTCAGCAATGCCTGCGCGCTCGAGCCACGCTTGCGTCGCGCGCATAGGGCAGACGTCCGCGTCGACCTGCTTTGCCAGTGCAATGGAGCGACCTACCTTGTGCTGGTCGGTCTTGCTCTTGCGCAAGCGCACGACGAGTCCGTCCGCCCTGCTAAACGTCAGGTCTGACACCTCGAGCGAGACAAGCTCAGAGCGTCGAAAAGCGCCGAGAAATCCCACCAGGAGCAGCGCCCGGTCGCGCGCGCCGCCGAGCGTATTAGGCAGCACCTCGACCATTCTGCTGAGCGTCTCGGCGAGCACGGGCGCCTTGCGCGTAGGCTCGATGCCGAGCGTGCGCTTGATGCCCTCGAGCGTCGTCTGCACGGCTAAGAACGAGCGCGGTCGCTCGTAACCGTGCGCCACGTGCTTGTTGTTGATGGCCGTGAGCGCTTGCGAGAGCGTCGCGAACAAGACTTTGGTGCCGCGCTCAGTCCGCCCCTTGCGCACGGGCTTATCCTCGCGGCGATCCAATGCGCGCGCGGCGATGTACGAGGCAAGCGTCAGGGGTTGACACGGCAGCGCCTCAACCCCCTGCGCGGCGCACCAGTCTGCAAACTGCTCCCACTGCACTTCGTACGCCCTGCGCGTGTTGTCTGCGCGACTGCGCTTGGCGAACTCGTGCGCGCGCTCGGCATGCGCAGCAAACGAGGCGCGCTGCATGGCGGTGTCAACCCGGACTAGCTCATCGCTCATCTACAAACTCCTTCAGCTGTTCACGTCCCATACTCTTATAGTATCGGACCCCAGCCCTCAGTCCCAGTTTGGGGCAGGGCGCTGACGCGCGTCTCATGGCTTGCCACACTGCGCAACAGACGACGTCGCGCGCATGCACGCCTCGTAGCGACGCGCGTTGTGCGCCTTTCCGGCGCTCTCGCACTGCGCCATGCTCAGAAAGAAGGCGGCGGCTGCAGCGCCGATCATGACCCCGGCAGACAGCTCGGTGAGCCCTTCGCCTATGCTGCGGTCGCTCATCGCTCGACATCCCGCACGGCCCACGTGCCGGCCAGCGTCTGCCTGGACGTGCGGCACACGCCCGAGAGCTTGTCCGGGTCCGCGAGCATGCTCGTCGCCACGCGCAGCAGTACACGCCGCACCTCGGCTGTCGGGCAGTCCGCGTCGAACGCGTCGCCCTCGACGCTCATCACCAGCACGAAGCTCCTTTGCCGCGCGCTCATCGCCGCAACTCCTCGCGCACGCGCGCGTCGCTGTCGATGAGGTCCTGCAGCAGCACTGCGACGAGCACGCACGCGCGCGCGACGTCGGGCTCGTCCTCGCTGACCATGCCCAGGTCGAGCACGACATGGCGCAGTTCTGCCAGCGCGGCTGTCGGGAGCTCGGACAGCTCCTGCACGGCTTTGAGCGCTGCCACGTAGGGTCTGCCGCTCACGACGACGTCGCCTTGCGCGCGCGCAGGTCCGCCTTGATGCTCGCGAGCGACTTCTCGAGCTCCTCGATCGCCGCTGCGCGCGTCGTGCTCGTCATCCACGTGACGTGCCCCGGCGCCTCCTCGTTGAACACCAGCAGCACGAACCCCTCGTTCGGGAACAGCCGGCGCGCGACCTGGCGGGCGATCTCCTGCGCCTTGTTTTTCAGCTCCTCGAGCGTCGTGGCGATGGCGATCGGACGCTTGGTCCAGGCGACGACCTGCTTGGCGCGCTGGATGAACGCGAGCGGGTTTTCGCCGCGCTTGCTCAGCAGCTCCTGACTCGCCGCGAACGCTGCGAGCAAGAGGATGTCGCGCACGCGCTCGCTCTGCGCGTCGGTCGGCGGCTCGAGCTCGGGCTTGTTGTACACGACTGCGAGCGCTGCCTGCAGCAGCTTCTGCGCGTGGCCGGCCGTCTCGTTGAAGTCGTCGGGCGGTATCCCGATGAGCGCTGTCGCGAACTCGTCGAACTCGTCGATGACCACGCCCTTGCCGTCAGGCGTGACGCGTATCGACGGCTCGTGTGGCGTCTTGTCGGTCACGAGGTGGCCTCCTGCTTCGGAAAGACGAACAGCTCGAGCGCGCACTCGGCCATCTGGTACGTCGGGCGCCTGGCACCTGCTGCGCGGTCCATCGCGCTCAGCAAGTCGCGCGTCGGCTCGTTGCCGGCCCACCATTCGATGGAGTCGCGCAGACTGCCGATGACGCCGACCTTCGCATGCGGGTCGCTTCTGAGCAGCGCACGCAGGTGAACACGCGTGGGCTCGTCGACGGGCAGCTTGTCCGGGTCGACAGGGTTGAGCACCAAGCACGCGAACGGGTGCTCGCGCACCCATGCTTTGCCGGCGTTGCCCATTGCCTGGATAGCCTCGACGTAGCCGTCTGGTGGTTCGTCTGTCTTCATCCGTCCTCCTGGTCGCGCATGACGCGGTGCACGCCGCGCAGCGCGCAGCTCTCGCCGGTCACGCGCAGAAACTCTGCGTTCATCGCGTCGTTGTGCGCGTCGACCAGCGCATCGAACGCGCGGCGGCGCTGGCGCGCAGTCCACGTCGAGACGCCAAGCCCCGCGAGCAGGCACAAGCTCGTCACAGACAGCCGGCTCGGCCCGAGTAGCCAGGCGTGGCGCAGCCCCAGCGCGGCCAGCTGCATCAGCCCCAGCACGCCCAGCACGCCCATTAGCCCGTAGTCGATGCGGCACCAGCGCCGGTGCGCGCGCGCCAGCAGCACGAGCGTCTCGGCGGCAGGCTCGGCCGGGCGCAGCGTGATCACGTGGATGCTCATGACCGGCTCAGCACTTCGAGCACGCATTGCGCGAGCGTGCCGAAGCCGAGCGTTCCGCGCGTGCGCGCGACCTCGCGCGCGAGGTACGCCGGTGCAGCAGTGCGCGTGCCTTTGTCGAGCGCAGCGTGGTCGGCCTCCGGGACGTCGCTCGAGCACAGCGCCGGGTCGCTCACCACGAAGTGCGTGCGGCACGCGAGCGGCCGATCGCGGTAGATGGTGCAGCGCCGCGCGTCGTCCAGGAACGCGCACGGCATGCGCAGCGCGTGGTACCTGGCTGCGACGTAGCGCTCGACTTCGCGGTCCTCGAACATCTCCGGCGGCTCGAAAGGCAGCTCGCGCTCGAGGCGCTCGTGCTGCGCGAGCAGCACAGGAAGCGCTGCGTCGACCGCCTTCCCGTTGCGCGCAACGATGTACTCGGCCTCGGTGACCTCCGTGATCACGATGAGCGAGCAGCAGCCTGCGGTCGCGTGCGCGCAGCTCTCGACGCACTGCACCGCCATGCCCTCTGCCTCGGGCAGCAGGTCGGCCTTTTCGTGCGCGGCGTCGACCTGGGCGATGAGCTCGCCGAGGTACTGGTGCAGGTGCACGCGCTGGCGCCTGCGCTCCTGGGCGGGCTTCACGACGCGCGCCCCTTGTTGGCGCGCTCGAGCTCGCAGCACCGCGCGTGCAGCACGTCGGCGAACGCGACCGCCTCCTCGCGCGTCGCGAACACGCCCGCGTGCAGCGTCTCGCGTAGGCCGTCCGGCTGCTCGATCCGCATCTCGACGCCGTACACGCCGCGCACATCCTGCGTGACGGCGACCTGCGTGTGCATGTAACGCTCGGCGGGCCGCGTCATTGGGCGAGCTTTCGCGCGTCTGCCTCGAGCTGGTCGGCCACGTCGCGCAGCACGCTCGCGGTCAGCGCGACGTGGCGCGGGTCGGTCGTCGACAGCGAGAAGCCCGTGCCGCGCACGCCGTTGATGACGATCGCGCACGAGGTCTGCGCGCCTGTAATAGCGCGCAAGAGCGCGCACTCAGCGTCGTACTTGCTGCCTGTTCCGTCCATCGTCATGGCGTCTCCAGCTCTGCGGTCACTTCCGGCTCGTCCTCGCGGTCGTGGCGCTTTTCGTACCACTCGCACCCGCTGCTCGCGCACCACTCGTAGGAGCCCAGGCCGCCCCCGAACGCAACGCCGTAGCCCGACTCAGCGTGCGCGCCGCACTTCGGGCACAGCGTCTGATCGCACTTGGGACAGGTCGTCACTTGGGCTCCGGGAAGTGCGGGCCGGCCTTCGCGATGCGCTCGAGCTCGGCCTGGATGAGGTCGCGCAGCTCGGCGAACGCGACCTGCTGCGCGCTCACGGACAGGTTGCTGAGCGTGGGCGACGCTGCGACGCAGTTGTCTGCAAGCCGCGTGACCAGGCCCGGCGTGTTGAGCACGCGCTGCGCGGTCTCTGCGTGCGTCGGCGAGCGCGCTATCAGCACGTGCTTGCCCGGCGTCACGGCTGCACCAGACAGCGGCGATTGCAGCGCGTTGCAACGCTACCAAGTAGGAACGTCATGACGGAAAACCCTTCCCCAAAGGCGTACGCGAGGGGGCGCGTACACACGGGTGATAACACCCGATCGAAAAAATGTCAGACGAAAACGAAGCGGGCTCAGCATGGTGCGCGGTGCAGACGAAGGGTCCGGGGAAGACACGCATCGCCGGGGGATTGGCGCGCTGCGTCTGCGGCGCGTGCTGAGCCCGCCTCGCGCCGAGCCTGTCACATCCTGCGCGGCGCAGTCGCGCGATTTTTTTGTCACCACCTGTTGATGGCTGAGAAGAACTTCCAGCACAGCACCGCGCAGACGACGACGCAGACGCTGCCGAAGAACGCCTCGGGCCAGGTCACGTGCGCCTCGGTGCTGCAGCTCCGGCCTGTCGCGCGAGCTCCTCGACTTCCTGTCGCACCCAGACGAAGTCGCGATAGACGTCGATCAGGTAGCGCTCCATCGGGTCGCGCAGCTTCTTGAGCCAGCGCCTGCGCTCGGCAGCGTCGAGACCCGCGCTCCAGGCTGCGTCCTCGAGCGTCTGCGGCAGGCGCGACGCGATGAACAGCGGCTCGCGCGCGCGACTCTCGATGAGCGTGCGCAGCTGCGGCAGGAGGTCGCCCGCGTGCCCGCAGTCAAAGCCGACGAACCAGTGCCCGACGTACGACGCGTCAGGCTTGGCGCCGAGCGTGCTCGTGCGTTCTGCAGACAGCACGCTCGCAGGCTTTACCCAGGTGATGCCGGTGTCGTCGTACAGCCCGCAGAACGTGAGCCCGCCGTGCACGGATACGTCGGGCTCGTCGTAGGGCTTGCCATGCCAGGGGTGCGTCTCGTGCACGCCGACGTAGCCGCAGAGCGTGCCGAGATCGAGGTTGCGCAGGACCATGCACGGCAGGCCCGTCTCCTCGTGCACCCACTCGGCCTCGTCCGGCTCGTCGGTCCAGATGCCCGGACCCCAGCGCTCGACCTTCTCTTTGGGCTCGAGCAGGTACTCGGTTCGCATCAGTAGCCCCCTTCCCGCTCTCGCGCGTCCCACGCTGCGTCGTCGCGCGCCTGCGCGCAGGCGTCGTGCAGGTCGCGCGCGTGCTCGCGGTGCAGCTCGTTGAGCTCTTTGCGGTGGGCAACCTTGAGCTCAGCGAGCTGCTGCTCGAGCTCGACGATGCGCGCCCGCGCCTGCTCGAGCTGCGTCAGCAGCGCTTCGGCGCCCGCCTGCGTGAGGATGGTCGTCATGAGCATCCTCCGGCCGACGCGCTCGGCGCAGACGCGTACCGGAGCGCGGTCTCGCGTGCGCGCGTGAGTTCGATGAACGATTCGTCCGAGCCGCCTTGATCCGGGTGCGCTCGCAGCGCCGCCTTCTTATAGGCGCGCTCGACCTCGACAGCTGTGAAGTCCGCAGGCAGGTCGAGCAGCTCGCGCCACCAAGCCCGCGGCGCTGGCAGCCCGACCGGCACAAAGCCCGCTTCAGTGCGCGCCATCGCCTGGCTTGCACCCGCTCGCTCCATCGCGCGCAGCGACTCGATGACCACGCCGCACGCGCGGAGGTTCTGCGCGACCGTCGACCACGTGTCGCACGCGACCACGCGCAGGCTGAGGCCCGCGACGTCGCGCACGATCCACCAGACCGCCACGCCAGGATCGTCGTTGCGGTTGCGCGTGCTTCGCCCCTCGCTCACGGGCCGGCCGGCGAGCTTGCTGACTACGTTCGAGGTGACCACGAACAGGCGGCGCGACGGCGTCTGGTTGGGCCGGAACGCGATGCTGGCCCAGTTGTCGAGCTCGTGCGCAAGCTCGTCGTAGGCGCGTCCAGCTGTCATCCGGAAGTTGCCGGTGCCGCCCGCAGCGCGCGCGCTGCTCGGCACGAGGCCACGAATGCGCGGCTCGGTGCGCGGCCAGTCGTCCGGCCAGCAGAGAGGGAACGCGGGCGGCAGCTTGATGGTCTCAGCCATGACCGCCCTCCCCTCGCGCCAAGAAGCCTGCGCAGTCGCAGCCCTTGAACTGGCAGCTGCTCCAGTCGTTGTTGCGATGGTCGGCCGTCGTGTGCCCGCACCTGCAGACGCCAGCGGTGCGCTCGGCGCGGTCGTACTCCGCCAGGTGCGCGCGCGTCTCGGTGATGAGCCGGCGCTCGAGCTCGGGCAGCTTGGCGAGCGCATCGCTGCTGATGCCGAAGACCAGGCCGCGCAGCTCGGCGATGCGGTGTTTGACTGCGGCGAGCGGGTCCGGCGCAGTCGTCGGCTCGCACTTCGGCCAGCACGTGCAGACGCCGAACTCGAGGTACGTGTCGCAGGTCTCGAGCGTGGCGAGCTCGCGGTGGGGGTCGGGGTTAGGCATCGTCAGGCGCCCCTTCCCGTCTTGGCGCTGCACGCCACGCATCGAAACTCAGCCAGGTCGCGCAGGCGCTCGAGCATGTCTGCGGGGCGCTGCTCGAGCAGCTCGAGCACGACCCACTCGAGAAAGCGCTCGCGCGGCGCGAGCTCGGCGCGGCACTCGACGCACGCGCCGGTGATGCTCTTGGTCTTGGCGAGCGCCGCGACCTCGCGCACGCGCGCAAGGTCGATGTCCGGCGCAGAGCGAGACAGCCTGTTACTCGTCACGGCTCCTCCTCGGCTCCGGTGTGGCTCTGAGACGGCTCCGCTTTGGCTCCGCGCAGTGCCTTCTCGAGGCCGGCGATGAGAATGCGCTTGGCTTCCCTCTGCATCGAGCGGCTGCCTAGCTTCGCGGCTGCGTCGAGCAGCTCGCGCTCGTAGTCGTTGAGCCGCAGGTTGAACGTGATCTTCGACTCTGCGTGCTTGTCGAAGCGCGCCCACGGCTTCGGGGTCAGCTTGGGCTTGCGCGTCGACTCAGGCGCAGCGCTCGTCCACTCCGCAAGCGACTCCGGTGTGCCCTCGGAAGGCAGCTCTACCTCTGTCTGGAAGGCTTTGCGTGCTGGCGTCATGACGGCTCTACCTCGGCTCCAGTGTGGCTCTGTATCGGCTTCACGTTGGCTCTACGCAGCGGCGCGTCGTCGAGCTCAGCAAGCTCAGGGGCGACCTCGAGCATGAGCGCCCAGAACTCGTCGGCGGCCTGGTGCGCGTTCTTGACCTCGAGGATGCCGAGCCCGTCGCGCGCTGCGTAGGCGAAGCCAACGCGCTGATGGATGACGGCGTCAGCCGTGAGCACGGTGGGGCCGAAGCTGCTGCAGAGCTCGTGCGCCTCCTCGGCCAGGTGCGCGAGCTGAGCCTTGGTGTCCGCGCGGTTGATGAAGAACCAGGCACGCAGCTTGGGGTTCCAACGCCGGACCTCAGCGACGCGCTTGGTCATGCGCTTGCAGCTGAAGAGGTCAAACTGGCTGGGCTGGATCGGCATGAGCAGCACGTCGGCCACGCTCATCGCGACGCGCATCTGCTCGGAGTCGCGCCCGCCGACATCGATGACAACGAAGCGCCCCTTGTCCCGCTCCTCGCAAGCTCGCGTCGCAACCTCCTCGGTCTCGAACCTGCCGACGATGGCCGGCAGGTTCGGCCAGTCGCGCAGGCGCGTGCCCAGCCACATGCTCACGTCCTTGGTCAGCACGTCCGTGTCGATGATCGTCACGGGCTGCTTTCGCACTGTGCCGATGGCTGCCGCGATCATGGCTGCGAAGGTGCTCTTGCCCGCGCCGCCCTTGTCTCCGCCCACGAGCCATATCTCGGGGACTCCTTGGCTCTGCATTGGCTCCATACTGGCCACTGGCTCCGTTCAGGCTCCAGGATGGAGCCGTCGTCGACCTATACCGGAGCCGGAATAGGTTCGCAAGAAAGCTGCCGACGCGCTCGCAACGTGCCGCAATCGCCACGCTTCCTTGCGACGCGATGCGATCGCCTATCGCGGCAGACGGATCGCCTCCGCGTGCGCTTTCGCGCGCAGCCGTGCTGTAAAAGAGCGCTGGAAATCGGATTCCGGCGGCGTGTCTGACAGAAACTTGGCGCCTGCCGCACGAGGTCGTTGTATGCGCGTCATGTGACCGCGCTGCGCTGCTGCTGCCCGGCCGCCGAACCCAGACCGTTAAAAGCCGAACGCCCCGTTTCCCTTTTCGCTTTGGCGGCAGAGGAGGAAAACGAGGCGCTTGAGGAGGAGCGACGTGCGCCCTCGACCCGCAGAAACTATCAGCGACGACCACACCGCGCAAGGATTTGTCGCGTCCCAAGTTGGCGCTACGTCCGATCGCCGCATCGCGGTCGACACCCGAGCAGTGTGGCTCGCACAGGTGAAGGCCAAGACCAGCGACGCTAACGCTCTGCGCATTGCGGAGCTTCTCGCGCTACGCGACCGCTTCCCGCTCGTGACTGCGTGGCAACAAGAACTCCAACGCGAAGCCGCTATCAGCCACGAGAAAACGCAGCTGGCGCTCATCACGCTGCAGATGACAGGTCTGCTGCAGCGACCTGCCAAGGGCGTTTGCCTGTGCTCTGCTGAGAGAGCAGCACCAAGGCGTACTCCGAAGCTGAAGGGCTGGAAGCGTGCCGTGTTCAAGCTCGACGGCCATCGCTGCGTAGACTGCGGTGCGCAGCGCGAGCTGGAAGCTCATCACATCTACCCGCAGGCTGCGTACCCTGAGCGCGCGCTCGACCGCCGCAATGGAGTCACGCTCTGCCGGGACTGTCACGCTCGGCTCAGATGTGTGGAGCTTGAGCACGCTGCTCGCTTCGAGCAGATCGTCGAGGCGCGCCATGGCTGAGCGCCTGCGCGCGCAGCGCCTGTTCAAAGCCCAGCTGCGACAGCTCTGGGGCTACCTGCCGCCCGGCTCGAGCGCTGCCGAGCGCATGGCGCTGATCACCCTGTACGCGCTCGACGACGGCGGGGAGGGCGGCGCCGTCGTCTCGCATGCAGACCTTGGCGAGCTCAGCGGGTTCAGCCCCTCGACGTCCTACCGCGCGACCAAGGCCCTTGAGCGCGCCGGCTACATCGCGAGCAAGCCGTGCTTCCGCGAGGACGAGGACCACTCGCAGACGGCGAACTCGTACGCGGTGCTTGCGTTCGAAGCGCTCGAGCGCGAGCTCGTCGTCGACCTGGCGCCTGCCCACGTCACGATGACTAGGGGGCGCAGCGTCGTGAGCAACCAACAGAAAGAGATCCCAGAGGAGACTGTTGCTGCGCGCGTGAGCCCTGTGGATAACTGCCCGCCTGTGGATGACCTGACGCCCGAGGACCGAGCTGCGCTCGCGGCTGTTGGCAGAGGTTTGAAATTTCCCGAGCCCGAGAATGTCCCAGAGCCCGTGCGTGGCAGCCCCCTCGAGCTCGTCTGCGCGCGCTGGGGCTGGCCGCACTACGGCCAGGTCTGGCAGCTCTTGCAGAAGCGGGAAGGGCAGCAGCTGGCGCACGTCGCTGCGCCCGCCCTCGCTGCGCTTCTCAGACGCTCAGCCGCGCAGGTTCCCAACCCTGCCGGGTACGTGCTCGGCACGATGCGCACGATGGCGAAGGCGGGGCCGGGGCTGCGCTCGATCAGGCCGGCGCCAGACACGCCGGCGCCGGGGTCGCTCGCTGAGCTCGAGCTGCAGTTCGCGACGCTGCGCGGGCTGCGCGACAGCAGCGTGGGCGACGCTGACCGGTACGGGCAGCTGTGCATTGCTGTGCATGAGCTCGGGCGCCGGATCGTGGCGCGGAAGGCGAAAGCAAGCTGATGGTCAAGAACGCAATCGCCCCTCGTAGACTGCTCGGTCGCTGCGCCAACGGCGCCGAGCGCGACACGGGTAGGGTCGCGCATGCAGTGCAGGGCGCGAACTGGTCGGCGCTGTGCGGCGCTAAGCCTGGCCGACGCAGCGCAGGCTGGTCAGAGTACGAGGCGCCGCTCGTCACGTGCGCGCGCTGCGCTCGACGCTGGGCGAAGCTCGAGCCGATCGAGGTATGCCAACCTGAGGAGACAAGCTGATGCTCAACGCAATGGCCCCCCGCCCGATGGACAACCCGTTTCACGAAGTGCCGAACGACAAGCGCCTCGTGCCGCACTGGCCAGACCTGCCGCCCGATCCGCCCGACGACGACTACGTGTGTCCGCACTGCGGCCACAGCGCGCGCACGCATCGCGACGGGGAGTGCCAGGTCTAACATGGCCAAGTTCATTCCCACCGACGCCGAGCTGCGCGCGCTCGATGTCGTCTTCGAGATGGCCGAGGGCCACAGCAGTACGGGCCTGCGCATGCGGCGTCTCTTGTGCAGCTGGTGGAATGCCTCCGAGCTCGGAGGCTTTCACCTGAACGACTTGTGGCAGTTTGATCACGTGCGCCTGCCTGCGGCCCTGACAGTGATCGCGATGATCGGCCGCGCGCCGGGCGGCACGTACGCGGACAGCATCGATGGCTTCGGCGAGCGCATGCGCGAGCTAGCGACCCGCCGCTCGCGCGAGCTCGAGCTCGGCGCGAGGTTCACATGGCAGCGCTGGAATGAGAGTCGACAGGACTGGGAGCCCGCGCGCGGGCTGCTCAAGGACTTGCGCTATGACACGCGCGCTGAGGCCGAACGGGAATTGGACGGAGTTGCACGCCGGCACGGGCTCAAACGGGACGAGCTGCAAGTCGTGCCGGTCTGGGACGATGCGGACTGACGCCGGGGGAGGCGCGCCCCGAGCGCACGTCGGACTGAACAAATACTGAAGGCAGCCAGCGCATAGGACAAACTACGTCGAACGTTGCGAGCGCGCGGTGCGCGTACACTTTGCCGCGCTGCCAATCGCGCCCATGATTTTTCCTAGTGCGCCGCTCCGGTGATATAGAGGTGCCCAACTATGGCCACTCAGTTTCACGCGATTTCACGTCAGTCAGACTAGGGTCGCGCCGTTGACCAAAAAGAGTCTTCACAAAGCTGGCGCAGTAGGTCGGCCGGCGTTGCCGCCTGAGCAGCGCGCAGTGCGGCGCATCAGCGTGCGCCTGTACCCGGACGACGAGAAGCTGCTCGCCAAGCTTTGCGCGAAGCTCGACAGCAGCGAGGGCGAGATCATTCGCGCCGCGCTGCAGCTGCTCGCGCGCAGGCATGCAGTTCGCGCGCACGACGCCGCGCAATAGAGCAGGGTGCTGTTGACAGCTACTGGGCAGCGCTGCAGCATGCGTCCTTTGTGTCAGACATTTTTACGGCAGGGCAAAGGCATTGACTGGAGCAGCGAAGAAGCGGCGCGGGCGCGCGCAACCGGGCCTCGCGCGCGCAGAGCGGCGCGTGGTCGCGCGCCTGTACCCGGAGGACGAGCTCGCGCTGACTGAGCTGTGTGCGCAGCTGGGGCTGGGGCCGGCCGACGTGGTGCGACGCGCGCTGCGGGAGTTTGCCAAGCGCAAGCGCGTGCGATAGCTCGACGTGCGCGGGCGCGTCGTGTAGCTGTCGACTAGATGGCCGCCAAGAAAACACCGAAGCGCGGGCGCCCCCCGCTACCTGCTGCAAAGCGCAGCGCAGACCGCGTCACCGTGCGCTTCGTGCCGAGCGCGCTCGCGCAGCTTCACGCGCTGAGCAGGCAGCTCGGGCTCAGCGATGTAGAGGTCGTGCGCCTGGCGGTCGCCGAGCTGGCCGCCCGCAAGCTCTGAAAAAAGCGCATCGCCAAGAGCGCGTAACCACGCGCGGTTATCGGGCAGCCAACTATTGCCCGTTTACTTGGCTGCCAAGAAAGCGCATGCTTGTTTTGCGTGGTGGTGAGCAGGTCGGGCGGCAGGGTGCCGCGCCCCTCTCCCGCCCGCAGAAGCAGTACCCCCATGTCGAAGCTCATCAAGAAGTCCGCCCCCGTCTCCACCGTCGTCTCCGCTCGCGCCAAGACGCTGTCCCCGAAGGACCGACTCGCCGTGCAGCGCGCCGCCGAGATCGCCGCCGAGGAGGCCCGTGTCGCGTCGCGCCTCGAGGCCAAGCGCGCCGCCGCCGCTCGCTGGTACGCGAAGAAGAAGGCGCAGAAGGCGCAGCCCGCGCCCGTCGTCGCGGCGCCCGTCAAGGCGCCCGCCGTCGCGCAGCAGCCCGCCCAGAAGGCGGCGGCGCAGCAGCCCGCGCAGCAGTCGCTCGACCTCGGCGTGACGCTCACGCAGGCGCAGGGCGCCCTCGCGGTGCAGCTCGCCGCCGCCCGCAAGCGCGCGCAGGACGAGGCCGCCGACCCGCGCGCCGCTGGCATCGCAGAGGGCCTGCGCATCGCGCAGCGCATTCTCGACCTCGTCCGCTGAACGTCGTGACGCACGCGCCCTCGCTGCGCGTCTGCGCCGCGACTGTGCTCTAGCCGGCGAGAGCTCGAGCCTAGTCGCGGGGTAGCTGTTACCCCGAGCCGATAGGAGACACCCGTGAAACGCTACCTCGACCACGTCATGTCTGCGCTGCCGTACGTGCGCAGCTGCTCTGCGCTTGTGCGCGTCCTGCTGGGGCGCGCATGAACACCGGGACCCGCAAGCCCGGCCGCCCGCCGCTGCCCGCGAACGTTCGCCTCGGCGAGCGCGTCGTCGTGCGCCTGAGCCCCGGCGACGCCGCGCAGCTCGAGACGCTCGCGCGCCAGCTGCGCACCACCACCGCCACCGTCGTGCGCCTCGCGCTCGCGCAGCTCGTGCGCAGCCAGGAGGCCGCATGCTGAGCCTTCTCGACATGCAGCAGTCCACGGTCGGCGCGCTGCGTCGCATCGCTGCGACTGCGCGCAATCGGCAATACTCGATCGCCTGCGAGCAGATGGCGCACGCGATGGAAGCGCACGCGCGCGGCGACGTCGCGGCGCGCTGCGAGCACGTCGAGTCTTCTGTCCGGGCGCACAAGCGCGCGAGCGAGGACGAGTACGGGCAGCTCTTGCGCGTGCGTCGCACGCAGGGCGCGATCGCGGACCTCGACCTTGACGGAGGTGCGTCGTGACGCGCGTGTACGTCGACAACGTGCGCCCCAACTTCTCTGAGCAGACGCTCGCCGAAGGCAACGACGTCGCGTCCTGGTTCCGCCAGGAGGGCGAGCGCTACATCTACGACCACAAGCTGCTCGCCCTCGGCTGGCAACAGTGGGACACCGACCAGGATGCCTGGTACTTCGGCGTCTGGGTCAACGTCGAGCTGCGCCAGACGTTCTGCTACGCCGAGGGCGACTGCACGCAGACGTTCTGCCCGACCGTCGAGCACTTCCGCGCGCGCATCGCTGCGCTCTGGGAGGCGCACCCCGAGCAGCCGCCCGCCATGATCGTGCTCGACTTCGAGACGCTGACCCGCACCAACATTCTCGACGCGCGCCTGCGCCCGGAGGACATCACCGATGACTGACATGGACATGCGCCCCCGCGTCGCAGTCATCCTGCGTGTCAACCAGCCGCCCGAGGTCGTGCGCGACTTCCGGCCCACGCTCGAAGCGATGCAAACCATCGTCGGCGGATGGATCGAGCTCGTGCGCCCGCATCCGCTGGCGCTGCGCGACCTGGAGCAGGAGCTCGGCGTCAAGCTCGGCGGCACCGTGCCGCAGGGCATGGTGCGCCTGGTCGTCAACGAGGAGGGCCAGCTCAAGGGCTTGTCCGAGAACGAGCGCGCGACCGAGCTCTACCCGGGCCGGCTGCACAGCGTCATCGTCGGCGACGCGCTCGTGCTCGAGCTCGACTAGCCCGCCCACCACCAACCCACCAAGCGCGCCCCGCCGAGCCTTGCGCCCAGCGGGGCGCGCTCGCGTCTGGCGCCAGCACGCGGCGCTCCGAGCTGCCGGCCGTAGGCGCGCACGCCCTCGCGCTCAGGGCGGCGCACGCAGGCGCGAGGGCGGCTCCTGGCGGGCTCAGCCGCGCGTTGCCTGCAGCCCGGTAAGCGTCTCCCAGCGCTGAACTATTACGTCGCAGTACGCAGGCGACAGTTCGATGCCGTGGCACGTGCGGCCCAGCTGCTCGGCGCAGCTGATGCTCGTGCCCGTGCCCGCGAAGCAGTCGATCCAGGTCTTGGCCTGGCTCGCCAGGTCGCGCATGACGAACGTCGGCAAGTGCATCGGAAAGACTGCGCCGTGCTCGTCGCTGACCTTGTCGGACGCGCGCGCTGCCGGGCCGTTGTACACGTTCGTCACTGTGCCTCGAAAGTCCGCGAACGGTAGCGCACGCGTCGAGCCGCTGGGCCCGTACAGGTAGAGCAGCTCGAACAGGCTGTTGAGCACGCCCGGGTTCATGGCCGGCTGGCTGTTGTCCTTGACCCACACTGCGAGGTCGACGAGGTGGTCGGCGAAGTGCGCCGCCCAGCGCAGGAGCGCTCGCTTGTTGCCGGCCAAGCTCTGCACGTTCACCGCCAAGAGAGAGGCGCGCTCCAGCGCGTGGGTCGTGAACGAGTGCATCATTGCTGGCCATTGTTCAGGCGTGTCCTCGAAGTCTGGATATGCGCTGCGTAGATCGCCAGTTCCGTTCGGCGCCCGCAGTTTGCCTGCGTATATTCCCAGCGCATACGGCGGGGACGTGAACACTGCGTCGACGATCGGCAGCTTGCGCCAGGTCGCAGCGTCGGTCGCATCGCCGCAGACGAGCAGGTGCCGCCCGAGCTGCCAGACGTCGCCTGGCTTGGTGACCGGGTTCTTGGGCGGCTCGGGCACGTCGTCGCTGTCGTCGCTCGGGTCAGGCTGGTCGGGCGCCACCTGCTTGAGCAGCGCGTCGAGCTCGCCCTGGTCGAAGCCCGTCAGCGCAAAGTCGAAGCCGTCGTCTGCGAGCCCTTGCAGCTCGACCGCGAGCAGCTCCTCGTCCCAGCCAGCGTTGAGCGCGAGCTTGTTGTCCGCGATGACGTACGCCCGCTTCTGCACCTCGGAGAGGCCGACGAGCATGATGCACGGCACCTGCTCAAGCCCCAGCTGCCGCGCGGCCAGCACGCGCCCATGCCCCGCGATGATGCCGCCGAGCTCGTCGGTCAGCACCGGGTTGGTGAACGAGAACTCCCTGATCGACGCTGCGATTTGGGCGATTTGCGCATCACTGTGCACGCGCGAATTGCGAGCGTAGGGGATCAAGTCTGCCAGCGGTCGGTACACGACGACGAGTTGCTGCTCGGGCTCCTGCTTGCGCGCTGCGGCCCTGCTCATGAGTCCAGCTGCTTTCTGAAGATCAGGCACAGCAGCATCAGAAACCAGAACACCGCGGCGACCGCGCGCCCGAGCGGCTGCGGAAGGCCGAAGTAGATCGCGAGCACCGTCGTGCAGAACGCGAAGAGACTCCACTCGTAAAGATGACTGTTCATGGTCGGGTCCTTTGTTTCTGGTAGCGCGCACGCTGGCTCGCGAGGATGCGCTCGCGGTCGGCGCGGTAGCGCTGTCGACGTCGCGCGCGCGCAAAGTCGGTGTTCTTGCGCGCCTGGTCGTAGGCGTTGATGCGCGGCTTGTTGGCGCGGTAGTACCTGTGCTGATGAGCGCAGACGCGCTGTCGATTGAACCGGTACCACTCGCGCTTATAAGCGAGCTTGCGCTGGTACGCGTCGTAGTGCGCCTGCTCGAGCGCCCCCTGGCTGAGCTCGTGGAACATCTCGCCGATGGCTTTGAGGTCGCGGAAGGCCATGCTCAGAGCAGCTCCCAGACAGCGCGCGCGTAGTCGCCCGCGTCATCGCTGCAGCCCCGCACGTAGGCTGCCGGCTCGCCCGTCCAGTGACCTGACGCGTAGCGCGCATCGGAGTGGCGGTACCCGAGTGCATACGCCCAGTCCCAGGCGCGGCCCTGGTCGGTCACGCAGCGCGCGGCACGCTCGAGCGCCTCGGCGAACTCGTGCTCGCGACAGTAGAGCCAGCCGCGCGACCGCTTGCACCAGGCGCACGGCGCAGGCCCGAGCTCGTTCCGCACGGCGCGCAGGCACAGCGTCAGGTCGATGCGCACCGCGCACGCGCTCACGGCGCCCAGCGCGACGACGGGCCGGTCGAACGGCTCGACCACCCGCACCCGCCCGTGCTCGGAGTCGAGCAGCACACCGCTCGAGGCGTACAGCGCGCGACGCGTCTCGAAGTCTTCGTGCCTCACGCTTGCGTGCCCTTTCAAGTTGCCCTCCCATTTCCCGCAGAGGGGAGGGCGCTCTCTGCCGGTGCGACCCGGTGCTTCGGGAAACCCCTAGTCGCCGTCGAACCAGTCCGCGATCGCTGCCTGCAGCGCGCCGGCAAGCTCGTAGATGGACGTGCGTACGCCGCGCTGCATGCGGCGAAACTTGACGACGCGCGCGCCCTGCTCGTCGCGGTGCAGCGCCACGACTGCGATGCTGTCGCTCGAGCACAGCGCCCGGTCGACGAACGCGTGCAGCTCGGCGCCCTCGCTCTCGCCCCAGGCCGGGAGCGGCTCGCCGTCGCGGTACAGCACGCGCAGGTTCTTGCGCATCACGAAGCAGTCTGGCTTGCGCTTACAGAGCGCCGTCGTATCCTGTGAGCGTGCTTCGGGCCTTCCGCTATCGCTTCGAGCCGACTCCCGAGCAGGCGTCGATGCTGCGCCGCACTCTCGGGTGCTGCCGCCTCGTCTACAACAAGGCGCTGCATCAGCGGAGCGAAGCCTGGACTAGCGGAAAGAAGAACGTCGGATACGCCGAGCAGGATCGACAACTGACGGCATGGAAGAAGACCGACGACTTGGCATTCCTCAACGAGGTGTCGAGCGTGCCGTTGCAGCAGACGCTGCGACACCTGCAGACCGCGTACTCCAACTTCTTCGCCAAGCGCGCCAAGTACCCGAGTTTCAAGAAGCGTCGCAGCGGCGGCTCCGCGAGCTATACGCGCAGCGCCTTTCGCATGCGGGACGGCCAGCTGTACCTGGCCAAGATGGACGCGCCGCTCGACATTCGCTGGTCGCGCCCGCTGCCCGAAGGCGCTGAGCCGTCCACGGTGACGGTGAGCGTCGACGGCGCGGGTCGCTGGCACATCTCGATGCTCTGCGACGACCCGAGCATCAAGAAGCTGCCCAAGCTCAAGACTGCGGTCGGCATCGACGTCGGACTGAACATCCTCGTCACGCTCTCGACCGGCGAGCACATCGTCAACCCACGCCACGATAACCGAGAGCTCGCACGCAAGCGCGTGCTCTCGCGGCGCTACGCCCGAACCAAGAAAGGCTCTCGCAACCGAGACAAAGCCCGGCGCAAGCTGGCGCGTCTGCATGCTCATGTGGCTGACCGACGTAGGGACCACCTGTCCAAGCTGAGCACTCGACTCGTTCGCGAAAACCAAGCGATCGTAGTCGAGGATCTCAACGTAAGGGGCATGGTCCGCAATCGGTCGCTCGCGCGCAGCATCAGCGACGCCGGCTGGTCGGAGCTCGTGAGGCAGCTCGAGTACAAGTGCGACTGGTACGGGCGCGAGCTCGTCAAAGTCGACCGCTGGTTCCCGAGCAGCAAGACCTGCAGCGCGTGTGGCCTCGTGCTCGAGCGTCTCGATCTCAGCGTGCGCAACTGGCGCTGCGAGGGCTGCGGCGCAGAGCACGACCGCGACCACAACGCTGCCAAGAACATATGTGCCGCCGGGCTGGCGGTGAGCACGGGCGACCGTGCGAATGTCTGTGGAGCTGGTGTTAGTCAACGTGCCCTCCGGGGTGCGGTGCGGTCGGCTGCGAAGCAGAAGCTTGAGTCGCGAGGCTCAGGAATCCCCGCCCCGTAAGGGGCAGGGAGGATGTCAATCGTCGCTGTCGATGACGCGGTCGAGCTCTTCTCTGTGCCGCGCTCGAGCTGCTGCGCGCTTCCTGCTGCGCATGTAGTGGTGTCGCACAAGCAGGCTTGCGATGAGCACGACGGCGACCGGGATGCCGAGCAGCACGTAGTCGTACCAGGTCCAGCCTTTTTGCTGCGACGTGAAGATGGTCGCAGGCGTCGCGAGCTGGTCCCACTGCGCGACCATGATGCCGCCGAAGTCAGTCAGGTTGCTCGGCGCAATCGACGCGCTCAGCGTGTCGTAGACGTGGCAGAAGCTGGTGTTCGAGCACTTCGCATTCGCCTGGTCGTTGTCCTCCCAGCTCCAGCTGAGCCAGCCGATGCCGTGCTGCTCGCTGACCGTGATGATGCGCTGCGGCGTGACCATGGTCGGCGACGGGCCGATGTTTCTGCCCGGCCCGAACTCGCCCACGATGACCGCAAGCCCCGTGTCGCGTAGCGCGTCCATCGTCGGCACGAGCTCGAGCTGCCCGCCGTACGCAGGCGGCACGCCGCCGGCAGGGTCCGACACGTTGCCGTAGATGTGCCAGTCGAACATGACGTTCTTCTCAGGGTCCGCAGCGAACACCGCAGCGCCGTACTCGACGATCGCCGCAGCGTCCTGCCCGCAGCCCGGTGCGTCGACCATGATCGCGCCGTGCCAGCCCGCGCTCCTGATGCGCGGCAGCGCAGAGACGTACGCATCGCGCCACGCCCTGTGATCGCTGCCCCACTCGTTGGCGATGTTCAGGACCATGTACTTCTCGAACGTCTGGTACTTCTTTGCGTCGCGTACCCAGCGCGCGACCATCGTCTCGAAGGTGTTCGCGTCGCTCTTGCACGTGCCGTCCCAGTAGCCGGGCACCTGCGCTGCGAGGCCGTTGGTGGTCGAGCCGCCGATGTTGGGCGACTGCATGTCTGCGATCGTGCGGTCTGGGTCGTCCTTGAAGTAAACCAGCCAGCGCGTTGTGTTGCTACGCGTCTTGCCGAGGCCCGGTCCCCAGTTGTCCTGATGGGTCTTGTTGGTCCCGCGCATCCGAAACTCATGCCCGTTGCCGTCGTACAGGCGCGGGCCGACCACGTAGAAGCCCTTGCCCTTGGACGCGGACGGGCGCTCGCCCGAGGGCGGCGGTCCGCCTGCGTCACGGATGGGAGGCACGCCGCTGTCCACGACAGGCGGCACGCCTGCGTCTGCAACGGGCGGCACGCCTGCGTCTGTCGGTGGCAGCGCGCCGCCGTCAACGACAACGACGGGCGGTCCGGCCGGGCAGGTGAGGGTGACGGTCGCCGTCTGCGCGCGCGCGACAGCAGCGAGACTCAGCGCCAGGAACAGCCAGAGGATGAGCTTCATTTGTGGCCTCCGTGCGGGTGCGGGTGCCTGCGCGTCTTTTGCTTGTGGCAGTCCAGCACGCCGTGCTTGGCGAGCTGGAGCAGCGCCCTGTGCTCGTCTGCCGGCGCCAGTCGTCGCAGTGCGTCGCGCAGGACCTCTGCGAAGGGGCGGCGCGGCTTGGTCCGAGCCATCGCTGCGGCCACGGAAGGCCCGCACTGCGGGTTGATCTCGGGCTCGTCAAAGATGGGCATCGTCTCGCCGTTGGGGCCGATGCGGTCAGAGACGTAGTCGATCAGGTCGATCGGAAAGATGGGCGCGCCCCAGGCCGGGATGACGAACCAGACCAGGCCGGTCTCGCCGCCGAGCACCTCGCCGCGCCAGGCGTGGTCGATCTCCAGCTGGTCGCCGATGACGAGGTTTGAGCCCTCGTACACGAGGCCGTCCGCGTCGAAGTATTCATACGTGGCCATGAACTCGTCGCACTTGGCGCGGTCTTCTGGCGTGAGCTCTTCGCGTTCCATGGGCGCAGTCCTTTCGCCGTTACCAGCCCGCTGCGCGGGCGTAGATCGGAGCGAGCTGAGGAGCGCCCGACTTGGTCACGCCGCCGGCCCCCTTGCGGTTGACGAGCGTCGCGGGCAGCGCGCCGCCGTTCGCGACGACGTCCTGCTTGATGCTGACCAGGTAGTCGGTCTTGCCGGGTATCTCGACCAGGTCCTCGAGCGCGAGCAGCGCATCGTGCGCAGCGCAGACCTCAGCCAAGCTCGGCACGCCTGCGCCGCCCATGCAGCCGAGGATGCGAATGCCCGAGGCGGCCTGACCTGCGGTGAAGGGGTGCCGCCCAATGCGGAACGGGTCGCCTGCCAGCGCAGGCGTGAACCCCGTCATGTTGGCGCCGGCCCCAGACTCCGCGCGCTTGACGTAGCCGTGAATCTTCCCGGCGCCGTCCCAGCTGATGATGAGCAGGAGCAGCTTGCCGACGTCTGCAGCAGCCACGACGATCACAGGCCCCGCGATCGGCGAGCCGACGCCGTTGTAGAGCACGCAGCCAAGCGTGCTGTTCGTGCCCGCAGAGCTCAGCGCCCAGCCCGTGCCTGCGCTGCCCTTGCCGATAAGCGTGCGCGTCTGCGACGCGACGACCTGCGACTCGACCACGAACGGCACGCCGAACCAGCAGCCCGCCGCGTTGCCTGTCACGCCGTCCGTCGAGCCGAAAAAGTCCGCGTCCGTGAACGTGTTGACGCCGTAGAGGATGGGCGTGGTCTCGTAGCTCCACACGCGCTCGGCGCGTTGTGCGAGCGTGAGCCCACCAGCCGACGACACACCGCCCATGCGCGTCAGGTGGTCTGTTCCTACGCGGTCGAGCACGACAGCCGGCACAGCGTCGACGCCGCTGGCGAGGATGTCGGTGGTGAAGTCCCACAGGTGCTGCGTCTTGGCTGTGCGTGGAAGGCGTCCTGTTGCCTCCCACCCGGCAAACAACTCAGTCAGTTCGGCGAGCGTGCAGAACGTTCCGCTCGCGCCAGACACCGCAAACACGCTGCCCGTGACAAACGGTTGCGTGAGACCTGCAACCCCGCCGATGCGCATGTCGGAGCCTGTCGCGGGCGCGTAGCCGGTGCCCGCGGTGTCTGCCCCGACCTGCGCCAATGGCGAGCCTGGACGGCACACGTACAGCTGCACGCCAGCGCCTGTGTACTGGCCGATCAATAGCAGCGGCACCCCGACGTCTGCGGCGGTGACCGTGTACGAAGCGCTCGCTTTGTTGCCGCCCGCGTCTGTGAAAAACCGAAGGTTCGTGCCGGTGCAGTAAAACTGCCATCCATTGCTGCCTGCGTTGGCGTACGAGACGAGGTCTTGCGAGCCCGTGGGCAGGACATCGAAGCGCAGGGAAACAGCAACGAAATGCCCCGACGCTGACCCGAGAATGCCCTGGCCGATGACGCTCGCGAGGTAGTTCGCTGTGCTGAACCCCTGCGCCCCCAGCGTGCGCCGACCCTCGATCGTCGGGTCGATCTTACGCACTGTGGGGGCGCCGACCTTGAGCAGCGCATCGACCGGCGCGCTCGTGACCGTGTCCGTCAGCTGCGCCGGCGCAGCCTGCCCGTCGACGACGACGGTTCCGCGCAGCTCGTCGCGCAGGCTCCATCGATGCGTGATAGTGGCGCCGTCCATCGTGTCGGGGACGTCGCCTCGGGTGCGGATGGCGTCGAACAGCGCGTCAACCTGCGCCTGCGACGGCACGCCGCGAAAGTCGAGCGCCGCTAGGATCTCCACGTTCGTCGCGGGCTGCCCGCCAGTCTGGTACGCGCCCAAGGCACTAGGAGCAGGGGATCCAGCGCCGTAGCTGCCGAGCGCCACGTCAGCCGCGCTGAACTTGCTGACATGCGTTTTGATCTGCCCTCCTGCCGCCGTGATCCTGGTGATCAAGACGATGACGCGACCCACGTCGGACAACGCCAACGGATAGCCCGCGCCTTGGAGCAAGTTGCCACGCCAATAGGCGCCACTAACGGCGTTCGCCGCGCTGATAAACTGCTGCCAGCCGCCGTTCGTGCCAGACGTGAGCAGCGCGGAGCGCAGCGTGACCGGCCCAGTCCCAAGGCTCTTGAGCCGAAACACTGTGACGTTGCCGAATCCGGTATCAACCCCCGCCTCGCCACCGCCCGCCGCAGTCGCCATGAAGTTGGCCGCCGAGAAGTTGCTCAGCGCGACCAGCCCCACGTCGGCGCCGCCGCCGCCACTGCTGCCGCCGCCGAGCCCGCCACCACTGCCGCCCGGGCCGCTGCGTCCTGCGCGCCGCATGGTCTCCGGGATGCGACGAAAGCGCGCGCGCGTGCGGCGAAGGCTCACGGCTCAAGACTCCGCGAGGTGACAGCGCGCAACGCCCGCGACCGAGCCCTGCAGCGCGAACGTCGTCGCGCCCTTCGGGAACGGAATGTCCTGCCACTGGTCTTTGGCGATGCGCCCGCAGCCGCCCACAGGCGCCGTGAGCACGGCCGGGCTGCCTGCCTCAGTGGCGAGCGCTGCCTTGTCGCAGGCGGCTGGCGTCGCGTCGGCGCTGATGACGTAGTAGACGTCGGCGGTCTCGGCCTGGATGCGCACGAGCGCGCCCTTCCAGGCGTCGGGCACCACGAAGGGCTTACTCGCCGTGGTCACGGTGATGGGGTAGGGCTCGCCGCGCATGGCGCCGCGCAGGCAGGCGGCTGCGTAGGGCGCTTGGTCTGGGCCGTACGACGCCTCTCGCGTCTGCGCAGTCGTCGTCATGGGGGCTCCTCGCGCGGGAGCATGCCCAAGAGGACTGCGAACCCGTAACAAGCCCCCGGCGCCGCGCGCGGGCGGTATCGCTCTTGTGACCCCCCTCGGGCTAGCGCGTCTCGAGCTCGCCGCGTATCCACGCAGCGATCGGGTCGAGCCTGCTCGGCTTCATCGGCGGCGAGCGCTGCGTGTCAGGGTGCACGCCGCAGGGCGCGTCCGACTGAAAGACGCGCCAGAGCAGCGACCGGCTCGGGTCTCCAGGTGTCACGTAGGGCATGCCGTTGCAGCGCGAGGCGCGAAGGAGCACGTCCACGCCGAAGCCGGGGCTGAAGTCGATGACCGGCGGCTGGTGGTCGTCGTACGTGTGGCAGTCCCAGCACGTCGACGCGAGCGTGCTGTCCCACAGCCGCTGATAAGACGCCTGCGTCAGCACGACTGGCGCAGGCGCTACGACGCTGCTGTCTGCGCTCGCGTCGCCCGCACTCGCGTCGCCTGCGCTCACGCCCGCGTCGCTCGCGTGCGCGCCTGCGTCTGGCGCGCCTGCGTCTGGCTCGAGCGTCTGCTGCGCGTCGCTTGCAGCGTCGAGCACGACAAGCGTGCTTGCGTCCGGCGCGTCTGTTCTGTTGCCGTTGTCGTTCGTCGCCGGGTCGTCTGCACATGCAGCCACGGCGAGAACGCACACCATCGTGAGCATGTTTCGCATGGCTCACGTTATCGGCAGATCGGCGAGGAAACTTTAGGGGACGTACCCGTACAGGCGCGAGTCGCACAGTCCGAGCTTGCCGCTGACCTCGACAGTCATGTTCACGTAGACCGGCAGCGCGTCTGTGTTGATTAGGACGAGCCGCGAGTGCAGGCCGCGCCCTGCGCCTGCGCGCGCGAACTCGAAGCGAATCGAGAGCGTCGGGTTGATCTCTTTTGTGTGCGCGGCCAGCTCGTACGGCCCCGTGTAGATCGACCACCCGATCGCCAATGCGATGTTGTCCGGCAGCGGCACGGCTGCGCCGAGTCGGATGTCAGAGTAGCTCGCGCGACCGTGCACGATGAGGTATCGGTCGCGGAAGTCGACCTGGTCGTTCAGCCCAGGCGCGGTCTCTGCCAGCTTGTTGAAGTCGTCGATAGGGACGGTGGCGCCGGCAGGCACGACGATCGACACGACGCGCTTGCGCTGCCCGTAGATCTTCTGGCGCACCTCGTACGTGCCATTGTCGAGCGCGCCGAGGCGCTCGTGCACGCGCCACGAGACAGGGCGCGAGGGCGAGTGTCCCTCGGTGATGAGCCCGAGCGGGGGCGCTGTCGGCGCCGCCTTGGGCGCAGCGTCGCTGAGCAGGTAGCGCGGCGCGCCGCCCTGCTGGCCTTGCGCAAAGCAGCCGCAGTGCTGGGGCTGCTCGAGGTCGACTGTCTGCACCTGCGTCGCATGCACTGGCACGCTCGCCACGGAGATCGGACTGACGTCGCGCTCGGTCGCGATGACGAGCGCGATGCAGCTGGCAGCGCGCCGCAGCGTGCTGCCCACGGGCTTCATTCGGACGCACAGCGCGCCGGCAGGGTCGACGTAAAAGAAGACCGTCTGCTGGAATCCCACGCCCGGAAACTCGACGGGGTGCTCGTTGGCGCCGAGCGCGGCAGGCGGGGACGCTGCGCCCGGCCCGGTGTACCAGATGCGCCACGGCGCGCCGTCCGCGTTGTACATGCCGTCGCAGCTCGGCACCGGAAATGCGTCGTTCGGAATCGCGTCGTCCCCGGACGCGATGAAGCAGCTGGACACCAGCACCCAACGATTGCGCCAGTCCTCAGAGCTGTCGAGCACGGCTGTGTCCGGCACGCCATAGTCGGGCTGGTAGTAGAGCGGCCCGGTGTACAGGACGCGCCGCAGCGCGCCTGCAGAGACGCCCGCGAAGTTGCCCGGCGTGTTCTGGCTCGAGACGACCTGCGCCTTGTACAGCTCGGCCAGGTCGGCGCGCAGCACCGTGTCAGCGTCGAGCCAGGGCTGCGTGTCTGTCGTCGTGTTTCGCAGGAAGGTGGGCGTGACCTGGATCATCAGCGCCAGGTTGAGCGTGAGCGGGACCGCCATCGTGTTGGTGATGTTGTCAATCTCGAGCGACGTGCCGATCGCGCCGACCGCGATGCCGAGCACGCCGGCGCCGTTGCCCTGGCCGTTGCTGTTGTTGTAGTTGCGGAGGTTCTGCCCGTAGTTCGTCTTGCCTGTCGTCGCGAACACGTGCTCGGCAGGAGAGCGGACCGTAGGGTCGTCGACGGAGTACTCTGAGACGCAGCCGGCCACGGTGATGAGCCGGTCGGTATAGTCGAGCGAGGTCTCGGTAAAGCTTGCGCCTGGGGCGAGCGTGATCTTCACGAAGATGGTGCGGCCCTGCTTGTCCTGGTTGACGGAGAAGCCGTGCGACTTCCAGCAGAGCATGGACTGCAGCTCGATCCACTGCTCGCGCGTGAGCGACCCGCCAGGCGGCACCTCGATCGGAGCGATGCGCGCCTTGTTCGTCGGCACGCTCACGACCGACGCCATCGCGATGCTCGCCGGGTCGAGCGCTGCGCCCCAGACTGCGTCTGCTGTCGAGATGGGGCCAGGCGTCGCGCGCGCAGGCAGCCCCCGCTCGAGGATGGGCCAGAGGTCACGGCGCTTGAGCTCGGTGTTTGCTGCCGTCTCCCTGCGCCCCACCAGAAACGCGCTGAGCGGCGACGATGCGTGCGCCCTGAGCGCCGCAGCCTCGCTGCCCAGCGTCTGCCCAGTCAGGTTCGCAAGGTACGTCCCGAACGCGTTGGCCAGGCGTGCAGGCACGAGCTTGCTCGCGCCCTGGTGAAACGCGATGAGGCGCGCCTGCCGCGTCGCGTCCGTGACGCTTGTGCCCTGCACCAGGTAGCGAACGCGCTCGTAGAGGTCGAGCGTCGCGACTGCGCTGGTCATGAACAAGCCCGCGGTCACGTTCTCGAGCGCCTGCGTCACCTTGTCGGCGATGTCCGCAACGGCGTCGAGCTCCGTGTAGCGCTTGGTGCCAGGCTCGTTGGCGAGGCCCGAGCCTTGTAGGCGGATGAGCAGCGCTCGATAGCCGGCGCGTGTGAGAACTCCGAGCTGCATGTTATCGCTCCGTGCGCATCAGGATGGTGCAGCCGGGCAGCAGCACGCCGCCCGCCTGGGTGAGCGTGACCGGGGCGCCGCCAAGAAACTCTGCGTCGACCACGCCCGGCACGGTCGAGACCGCTGCGCAGATGCCGGCCTCGTCGTCCGACACCGCCGGCGGCGGGAAGCGTATCTCAGGCCCGGTCGAGGCGACGCTCGGCGCGCGCGCCTCGTACGCCTGGTAGATGGCCTCGATGAGGCTGTCGGCGAGCGGCCCGCCTGGCGTGACGCGCGTGTCCGAGGTGCCGGGCGGGTAGGGCAGGGGCAGGTCGAGCCCCACGGTCAGACCGACCAGCGAGGTCACGCGACGCTGCACGATGTAGGGCCCGCTGCCGGTGCCGATGCCGGTCGTCGAGACGATGACGCGGTCGTTGACAGCGATGTCATCGACGGCGCTCAGCACGAGCGACTGGCTGCCGGTCGTCGTGACGGTGAGCCCAGGCTGCGACGGGTTGGCGAGCGTCCAGTCCGGCTCGTAGTTCTCGGCGACCGCGACGTTGAGCGTCGCGATTGCCGTGTCGACCTCCTCGTACACGCCCGCTGCGTGCAGCTTGTCGACGGGCGACAGGCGCGCCGCCACGTAGGCGATCACATCCGCACGCAGCGCAGGCCCGAGGTACTGCCCCTCGGCGAGGATGGGCAGGAGCGTGTAGGTGCTGATGCCGTGCGTCGCCGGGATGACGTAGCACTCGCGGATGCGCGCGCGCGGGTAGCTCAGCGCGATCTGGCGAATGTCCTCGATGGTGCCGGTGCCTGCGCGCACGCTGTCGAGCTCGTCGATGGCGGCCTGCTGCGCAGCAGGGGCCATGACGTCGGCGCCGCCGCGCGTGTAGAGGATGGTGGCCTCGCCGAGGATGGTGCCGACCGGGCCCACGATCGTGAGCACGTCCTTGGACTCTTTGTTCGCGCGCGCGCCTGCGAGCTTGGCGGTGATCGCGCCGACTGCGCCGAGCTCCTGGCTGAACTGGTCGAGCGTCTGCGGGTCGTCGTCGAGGTCGATGTACAGGTCGAACAGGTAGCGCTGCAGCGCGACTGACTGCTCTGTGTCCTCGAGCGCGCACAGCTCGCCCGTGCGCGCGAAGCGAAAGACCATGCCCGGCGCGACCGTCACAAAGCCTGCGCCCGCATGCCCCTGATACAGCCGACGCCGCCCGCTGCGATGGCCTGCGCGCAGCACCAGCGTTGCGGTGGCAGAGGTCGTCGCGTTCGCGTCGAGCGTGTACTCGGTGCCGTCCGCGTGCCGCAGCACCGTGCCAGCAGGCTGCACCTGAGAGCCCGTCGTCGAGCGCAGGATGACGCGCCCGGTCGCCTTGGTGGCGCCGACCGTCGTTGCCGGCAGGTCCGCACCCACGCCGGCCTCGTACGCGTACTGGCGCAGGTACTGCCCGAACGACTTGGCGCGGTCGAGCAGGCGCCAGGCGACCTTGCTCTGCGCCTGCACGCCCCAGGACAGCGCGCCAAGCACGCGCGCGTCGAGGTCCCAGGGCGAGCCTTCCTTGACGTCTACGCCGCGCCTGCGCGTGCGCAAGAGGTCGCGCGCCTGCTGGTCGAGCTCGTCACGCGAGTAGCTTGGCTGGTCTGGCATGCGCTCCCCTCAGAGGTACTTGACCAGGCAGCCCGAGAGCGCGCAGGTCTGAAAGAGCAAGGGGTCATAGTCGATGAGCTGCCCGTTGCCGTCTGCAGCGCGCAGCAGCACGTTGTCGACGCCCTCGACCGCCATCAGCGCTGCGCGCAGCTCGCTCGCGCGCACGCCCGATGCCCAGCGTCGACCCTCGGGCGGCCAGCGCGAGGCGCCCACGCCCGGCGCCAGCGTCGTGACGGTCGGCTGAAAGTATTTGGCGAAGCCCGGCCCGAACGGCGCTGCTGTGTACGAGCCCGGCCCGAGCTGGTCGTAGTACGCGTAGACCACGTCGAGCAGCTGCTGCGTCAGGCGACCGGCCGAGCCCCAGCGCAGCACCACCAGGTCCGAGCCGTCGAGCGCGCTCGCGCCCGGCCCGAGCGCCGTCACGTCCGCGATAGTCGCGTACTTCCCCTCGGCGTCGAGGTTGAGCACCTCCGTGACGACCGTCGCGTAGGCCAGGCGCCCGTCCGTCTGGCTGTGCCCGACCGTGACCCAGACGCGCTGCCCTGGCAGGATGTCCGTGTCGATCGGGTCGCCGTCGGCTGCGGCGTACAGGCGCGTTGCGCTTGCCACGTAGGGCGCGACCTCGACGACCGTGCCGCTGTCCGGGCCGTAGCCGTCGAGCGCCGTGACGATGACCTCGACCGCGTTGATGGCCTGCAGGAAGCTGACCGAGCTCGGCGCTGCGTAGCAGGGGCCGCGCCAGTCCCACTCGACCGAGCGCACGAGCACGTCGTCGAAGTAGCCGAGCTTGGAGCTGAGCCACGCTTGCACGCGCGCGGCCTGCGCGTCTCCGATGCGTCGCGTGTTGTTGCCCCAGCTGCAATAGCTCAGGTTCACGTCGGGGAAGGCGCTCGAGCGGATCGAGCCGCTGCGCCCGATGCAGACGATGTCGACCGTGCCGCGGCCGCGCACGCCCCGGTACACGAGCGCGTCGTCGAGGTCGACGTCAGGGCACGCGAGCGCGAGCTCGCGCAGGTGCTGCGCATTGGCGAAGCTCGGCGGGTAGGCGATCGTGTCCTCGAGCGTGCGCACGACGCGCGCCGTGTCCCCGTCCATCGGGCCGACCGCCTCGCCCCCGCCGCTCGCCTCGAACAGGTAGTACGTGAGCAGGTGCGTCTCGTCGTCGAGGTGGCGGTGGCGAACCGTGGGCGCGTTGCCGAGGGCGCCCGGCGTCGTGCACTCGACCTCGACGACCACGTTCTTGGCGATCTGCTCGATCCACTCGTTCGTGGTGCCCAGAAACGCGCTGTTGAGCGCGGCCAGCAGATCAACCGACTGGTCTTCAGTGTTGACCCGACGCACGCACGTCTCCCGGATCGCGGCGCCGTCGCTGGTCCGCACGCGCAGGATGTCGTGCCGAGAGATGAGCTTCACGCCGTCTGGGCCTGTTGGCCTGAGCTTGCGCGCGCTCGTGCCGACCCCGAATGCGATCTCGCCGAAGAGGTAAAACCCTACCTGATTGACGTCCTGCAGCGTGCGGTACGAGCGCGCCTGCCCGTCGCCGAACAGCTCGCCCGGAAACTCGACGACGTGCCCGGCCGGCAGGTTGATCGGGTCGCCGCCAGAATCCACGCCGAAGTAGATCGCCATCAGCCCGCGCGCAGGCGTCGCCTCGCGCTCGAACGTCACGCCGTACGTGTCGGCCAGGTTGTCGCGTCGCTGCGCGTCCGCCGTCGCCGGGTCCAGCTGCTGGTAGGTGTGCTCGGCCGAGACCTGCGCGCCCTGCAGCATGCGCGCAGACGCGTTCAGGATGAGGTCGGTGTCCGTGCCGAGCTCGGTGCCAATGCCCGTCGCAGGCCCGCCGCGGATGATGGCCTTCGCATCCGAGATGAGCCGAGCAATCGTGTAGAAAGAGAGCGCCATCGTCAGACCCTCGCCGTGTACTTCGCGTACACCGTCGTCGTGCCACGGCGACCGGACACGGTGATGAAGATGAGGCCCGGCCACTTGGGGTCGAGCTCGGCGGTTGCCTTGAGGTCGCGCACCTCGTCCGAGAGGTGCTGCACGGCGAGCAGCGCGTAGCTCTCAGAGAGCCTGCGGCCGCGCTCGTCGGCGTGCTTGACCAGGTGCAGCATCGAGCCGAAGCGCGGGTGCGCCTGGCACGTGCCGCGCTTGGTGCCGAGAGCGAGCACGACCTTGGACGTGAAGCCGTCGTCCTGTTTGTAGTCGCCGCCCTCGACCAGCCAGTCACGCGTGCGCGCGTCGATCCAGCGCCGCGGCTTGCTCAGCGCTGCGGGGCCTGAGCCTGCAGACGAGGTGCCGCCGTAGGGGGCCGGCAGGAAGTACGAAGCGGACGAGCTCATGGGTTCACACCTTCGGCTGCAGAATCTTGAGGTGCGTCAGATACGTGTCGGTCATCCCGGAGCCGCCGTTCGTGTGCTCGAAGGCGAACAGGAAGCAGGGGCTCGCCGAGCACCGATTGCGCATCACCATGTCGCCTGTGAGGGTGATCTCCGAGACGTAGTTATCAGGCACAGTCAAAGAGCCTGTCCACGGCCCGAGCAACGGGTACCAGCGATCTGCGAGGAAGCGATAGACGCCTTGCACGTGGTCTGCTTGTACTGCGGTGCCAGCGCCGCCAGGGTTGCGCGTGTCCCCGTTCTCGTTGCTGGTCCACCATGACCCTGTTTGCTGCACACGCGAAACAGACATTTGCGTCTGATGCTCTGCGCGCAGGATGTCCGCGCTGTTTAGCGCAGCGTCCATGACGCCGCCGTAGTTGCCAGCCCCGTCAATCGATGCGGACAAAGACCTGTTGCTGCTGAAGCGCCACAGGATCGCTAGCGCTGCCTGCGGGTTGTACCCAGCAATCTGACTGAGCGGCATGAGCAGCGTCCGTTTGATGGGCGTAATCGATGGATAGCCTGATCGCCACGATGAGTAGTCGCCCGGGAAGTTCACGCCCTGCGGCCAGTAAAAGCGCAGCCCGCTTCCGTTGATGACCTCTGTGCGCGCGCCCTGGCTGCCGAGACCGCCCTTGGCCCACCACGTCTTGCCGTCGATGACGTAGCTGCCCGCAGCCATGAGGGGCTGCGAGGGCTGGGCCGTGAGGTCGACCTCGTAGATCGCCCCCATGGTCTGGCCACCAACGGGCGGCAGCGTCGGCTCGTCGACGTACAGCTGCGGGTTCGCCGGCCACTCCTGGTCGCGCACGATGCTGAACACGCCTGCGCTCGCTGTGCTGCGCCGATAGCCCGGCAGGAACGCGCCGTCGCGATACACCCGCTCTTCAGGGCGCACGGAGCCGAACCCGATGCTGATGGCGATCGGCGTCGTCGTGCACGAGAAGTCGAGCGGCTCGCTGGTCGAGACGAGCGTCTTACCGGAAGGGTCGATGAAACTTACAGACATGCTGCCTCCTCGGTCACAGCGACTTCACCACGGCGCTCGAGATGGCCGCCGCTGTCACAGGCACCGTGATCGCGCCCGGCGTTCCGGGGCTGCCGTGCGTGTGCCCCACGACGCACGCGTTGACGGCAGTCGCGACGAGCTCAGCAAGCGCGACGTGCATTGTTGCCGTGTCCGCGCCGAGCACGATGCCCAGCCCCGAGAGCAGCACCGTCCCGTCCGGACGCAGCTTGAGGTACGCGGGCTTGCCCGGCCCGAGCGCGCGCAGCACCGTCTCGCCCGCCTCGACCGCGATCTGCCAGCGCACCTCGCGCTGCCCGATGACCACGCGCTCACCCGCCAGGTCGACGAACATGCGATCCGCTCCAGGCGGGCAGTTGCTCTGTAGCCCCGCGCTGCCGTAGACCTCGCACTCGTCGGCGGACTGGTCGTCGTCGTGCTCGCGCAGCGTCTCGGTGAGCCCGTTCTTGCCTGCGCGCACCAGCTCGCCGAACGAGATGAGCTCGCCGACGACCTCGCGCGTGTTGCCGCGATTGCCCATCAGATGTCTCCGCTGGTGGATAGGACGATGCTGCCGAGCGGAACGAGCTTGAGCGCGGTCCGCGGCGGCATGCTGGTCGAGCGCGTGAAGTCGCGCGCCGTCACGTAGAACGTCCCGCTGATACCGAGCACCTCGTCGTCGACGGTCGCTGTCGTGTCGGCCGCGAACATGAGCCCGCTCTGCGAGTGCCCCATCATCGTGTACGCGAGGACCTGCGCGCCCTGCCTGCTCTTGGCGAGCTCGTACTCGGCGCGGTGCTGCGCGTCGTCCTTGCTCTTGATGGAGTTGTCCTTGACGACAAGCGTCTTGGGGTAGGGCACGTGCACCGCCTCGTTCGGCTTGGTCGACGCGTGCCCCTTGAACTTGGTGCGCGTCTTGTCTTTGCCCTTGGCGCGACCGTACACGACGACGTCGCTGTAGACGTTGCTGATGTCGAGCGACTCAGACCCGCTGACCACGTTGTTCTCGGAGCCATCCGAGATGCGCCGCACGATGCGGTAGCTCGGCGCCTGGTCATAGTGCAGCCCGCAGAACAGCAGCTTGCCGTCTGGGGTCATGCTCATGATCAAGCCGTTGCGCTTGGCCGAGCGGTCGAGGAACTCCCAGACCGTCTCGCCGGACTGCGGCCGCACGTCCTGCACCTTGAGCTGGTAGATCTTGAGCGAGCTCAGCCCGGCCGCGCCGCTGTACGGGATGCCCGTGTAATAGCCCTTGTACGAGACGACCGCGGCGCCCGGCGTGAACGGGCGAAGGTCGGTCTTCTCGTCCACGACGATGCTCGTGCCGCTGACTGCGTCGAACGTCTTGTACGCCTTCTGCGTGTAGATGCCGCCCACGGACGCAGCGACGAAGTCGTCAAACGTGATGGTGCCCTTCTCGATACTCGCTGCGATCTTCTCGCTCATCAGGCGCGGCGGCACGCCTGCTGCGCGCGCCTTGCTCTGCAGGCGTGCGAGCTTGTCCTTGGTCACGCGCGCCTGGCGCAAGTCGCGGCTGCCGATGTGGTCGGCCGTGACCTCGATGCCCCACTGCTTGACGGCCTTACGCGCGACGCCGACGAGCGTGTCGCCGCGCTCGTAGAGCTTGGGGTCGGCGGCACTGTCGACCATCTTGGCGGCCAGGTCGCGCAGCTCGACCGAGAACTGCGTGCCCGAGTCGTAGTCGTTGTCGACGTTGCGCCGGTCGATGACGAACACGCCCTGCAAGGACCGCTTGCCGGCTGAGGTAATCCAGAGCTTCGCGGTCCGGCCGGGCGTGAACATGGCGCGCAGGCGCGTGAGGTTCTGCTTGAGCTCCTGCTGGCTGGTGACGCCGACGCCGATGCTCAGCCGACACGCGTCGGCCGGCGTGAACAGGTCGTTCTGCGCGCTGTAGCTGGTCCAGCTGTCGACGACCTGGCCGTCGACCTCGAGCTCGGCCCAGTCCTCGCGCTGCTCGCTCACCGGCCGGTCCCGGTCGCGCGCTGCTCCGGCGTGCGCGCATCGCTCGCCACGCGCACCGTGCTGCCGCGCGGGTAGCTCAGCGGGTTCGAGACCGGGTTGTTGAACACGACCTCGTCCGCGCGGCTTGCGTCGTCGTGGTAGTAGGTCGCAATGTCGAACGCGCTCATGTCGGCGAGCAGCACCGCCTCGACCAGCGCGCTCGTCGAGCCCTGGTCAGACGCGCTCGAGTCCGCCGCGTCCTCTGCAGCGCCGAGGAATCGAATCACGCTCTGAAACAGCGACCAGCGCTCGAGCTCCTCGGCTGCGCTGAAGTTGATGAACTTCTCCGCAGTCAAGTACAGGTCGTCGAGCAGCGCCGCAATCTCGTCCGCCGCGAGCGCGCCCTGGTCGAGCGTGTTTTGAAAGTCTGTCCACGCAGCGCCTAGCGAGACGTCGGGCTTGTCCTCTTGCGGCGCCGGGTCGAACTCGACCTGCTGGTCGACCTCCTGCGCGGCGAGCAGCGCCTTGGTGGCGCCGCCCTGCTTGCTCGGCGAGAGGTTGGCGAGCAGGTCCTGGTCGAGACCACGCTCCTCGAGGTGCAGCGTCATGAGCACGCCGTCCTGCTTGTCGGCAGGCGTGCTGATGTCGTAGTCGAGGATCGCAACCTGGAACGGCCCGAACTCCGGGTCGATGTAGCTGACCTCGCCGCGCACGCTCTCGTCGGTCACGAGCGACAGGAGACGAAGATAGACGTCGGGGTAAAGCGTCTCGGTCGGCCAGTCCATGCCGCGATAGAGCGGGACGGTGAGCGTCCAGGTGTAGACCTTGCGCCCCATGTCCTCGACGAGCTGCCCGCTGCGGTAGGGAAGCTGCGTGCTGGCCTTGCGCCGGCCGGTGCCGAGCTTCCTGTCCTGCACGGGAAACTCGACGTACTCGAGCGACGCCTGCTGAAGGTTCTCCTCCCAGTAGCTCATGGGGGCCCGCGCTTCCCGCCCGCCTGGGGCTTGTCTGCCTGCGCGCGTAGGCCCGTGTCGATCTTCTCGAGCACCGCGACGATCTGACGCGTGCCGCCGTTCTCGTTGGTGATGGTCGCGCCGATGCGGTCCTTGGCGCTGCCGCCGACGACTCCGCCGCCTGCAATCTGCTCGAGCACGCCTGCGAGCAAGTCGCTCAAACTCTGCTTGTCGTCGCGCGCCGCGCTCACGCCCTCGTTGAGCGCCATGCCTGCAGCCACGCCGGCGCCGAGCGCAAACAGCCCGCCCGCTGCCATGACAGCGCCGCCCGCCACGCCGCCCGCTGCGGCAGCGCCGCCGATCGCGCCCGTGGTCTTGAGCGAGTTGACGGCCATGCCAGCCAGCGAGCCGCCTGCGGTCTCCACGTCGGCGCCCGTCTTACCCCTCGACGCAAGCGCGAGCTTCGCCACGCTGCCCACGACGCCGGCCGCTGCGATGCTATTGGCCCACAGGGCAAGCGTTCCGAATGCGCTCTCGAGCCGGCCGCTTGCCTCGAGCACGCGCAGCACCTGCTTGTTGTACTTGTCGAGGTTCTCCGTGACGTCCGCCTGCTGCTTGGCGGCCAGCTGCTGCATCTTGAAGAAGCCCTCCTGCGACAGCGCGTCAAAGCCTGTGCTGACCGCGCTGCGCCCTGCGGCTTCGTCCACGCCCGCGATGCTCTTGAAGCCGACGCCGCCCGTCTTCTCGCGCTCGCGCGCAGCGACCAGCGCCTCGACTGCCTGTAGCGACCGCGTCTCTTTGAAGATGCCCTGACGCGTCGCTGCGCTCTTGAACTTCTGGCTGTTGCCGAGCTGGTCGAGCAGCCGGCCCACGTCGACCTTGCCGCTCGAGTCCGCGACGTTGTTGATGCCGATGCCCTTGAGGCCCTTGCGCACGTCGACGTCGTTGACGTCCGCGATGAAGCGCTCGAGCCGCGTCGAGCTCTCAGCCGAGCCGAACTGCCCGGTCGCGATGCCCTGCGCCGTGCCTAAGAACTGCCGCACGCCAGCGATGCCAGTCTGCTTGGTGTTCTGCGCAAAGATGCCGGCGCCTGCAGCGAAGTCTTTCGCGAAGTCCTTGAGCTCGACGGAGCCTTTGTCCGAGCCAGCTTTCATGAGGTACGCGGCCTTGATGGCGTCCTCGCCCGTCAGGTTGAACGCCTGCTTCACCGAGCCGACCGCCTTGGCGAAGTCGCCCGTGTCGGCGTTGGCGACCTTCGCGATGGTGGCGATCTCCTTGAGGTTGTCCGCGAAAAACTTCAGGTCGTTGAACTGCCCGTGCCCGGTCTCGAGCACGCTGAGCAGCTCGCCCTGGTCTTTGCCCGTCGCCTTGCTCGCCTCGAGCACCTGCCCCTGCGTCGCCTCGCGCTGCTCGGCAGTCATGCCTGCCGCGCTGGTCACGCCTACGAGCCGCTCGCGAAACTCGTTCGCGGACGTCACGCGCTCCTGCACGCTCTTGTATCCGCCGATCGAGCGCGCCGTGCCGACCGCCGCCATGCCGCCCGCCAGCGCGCCTGCAGCGACTGCGCCGACTGCGCCGCCGACGCGCCGGAACGTCTCGTCGCGGTCCTTCTTCTGCTTGGCCGCAGTCTTCTCCGCTTCCTTCTGCTGCTTGGCAGCTTCGCGCGCCGCTGCCTGCGTCACGCGCTCCTCTTGCCGGATGCGCTGGTCGGCGGACTTCTGCGCGAGCTTGGCCCAGTAGTCCGCCTGCTTCTGCGCGAGGCGCTCCTGCTCTTTTTCCGCACGCGTCGCTGCGTCGGCCGCCGCCTGTGCTGCCTTCGCCTGCGCCTTGGCCTGCGCGGTGGCAGCCTTTTGCGTCGCAGCGGTGAGCTTTTCCTGCTCTTTGATGCGCTGCTGGTGATCGCGAATCGCTGCCTTGTTGGCAGCCTCAGACGCTTTGGCCTGCTCCTGCCCGGCCTTGTTCGCTTCGCGCGTCGCGCGCGTGACGCCCTGCGTGGCCTTGAGCGCCTCGGAGACGCCCCGCACAACAATCTTGGCAATCGCTTCGATTGTCACAGGTGCCCCGCCTCTCGTGCCGCTTTGCGCAGCTCAGTCAGGTAGACGCACTGCGTGACAGTTGCGTCTCGCGCAGCTTCAAGGCCAAAGAAAGCACGCAGCTCCGCGCCGTGTACAAGTCGTACAAACTCAAAATGCCCGCGGCGTTCTCGGATTTTCCCAGGGTGTCTGCCAGCTCCTGCACCTGCTCGACCGGGCAGAACGCAAGCGGGTCCATCGACTGCGCATGCAGCTGGTAGAGCTCGTGCAGCGAGCGCACCGTCAGGTTGTCGAGCTGCGCGACCTCGCCGTGGTCGGCAAAGAAGTAGTGCCCCGCCTGCTCCGGGTCGAAGAACGCGCGCGCGATAATCTCGCGCTGAATGAGCCGGTCGAGAAACTCCGGGTCCGCGATCAAGTTCGCCGACTTCTTGCTGCAGTAGTCCACCGCCTGCAGGCGCGCGCTGTCGAGTTCGCTGTCCGTGAGCAGCTTGATGCCGACCTCGATGCCAGGCGCACCGGGGAACGGGTACTTGCGCACGACGCTGCGCGGGCGCAGCGCAGCGGCGACAATCTCGTCCGAGAACTTCGCCATCAGCCGCCCAGGCTCTTGAGCATCTTGCCCTGAAAGCTCGCTGTCAGCAGCGTGGGCGAGTCAACCTGGTTTGACCAGCTCGACTCGGTGATGCGCCCCTCGGTCTGATGGCGTCGACCACCAGACATCGTGACGAGCTTGACGGTCGCCTTGCTGCGCACCGCCTCGACGAAGTCGGCCTCGTAGCCCTTGAGCGGCACGGCAGACTCGATCGACGCCTCGGTGATGCCAGGACCGTCCGAGAAACCCGTCGCGCCCTTGATCATGGTGACCACGAGGCTGTCCTGCGACTTGACGGTTACGCTGATCTTGGTGGCCTCTGCGAGCGTGCGCCCGTTGAGCTGGATGATGCCTTTGCCCTCGTACTTGTCCATGCGGAGACCTCTTCTCTTTCAGCCTCAGCCGACCTGGAGCACGCTCGTCGCGAACTGGTTTGCCCACTCGACAGCGTCGAGCAGCATGACGCCGTTGAAGCGGCCGGCGCTGACCGTCGACAGCTCCCAGATGATTTGATCCTTGAGGCGCTCGACCGAGCCGGACTCGAGCAGACCCTCGCTCTCCATGCCGGTCAGAATCTCGTACGCGAGGTCCTCGCACATCGATGGCGTGACCACGCCCGGCGCGCTCGGCTCGCCCTCGGGCGGGTCCTGCGACGCGTTGAACGTGCGGTACCGGTCCCAGAACTCAGTCTCGACGCGGTCTGCAGCCTCGTCGGTGATCGAGACCTTGAGCGTGTCCAGCACGCGGTAGTCGGCGTTGCCGAGCGTGTCGCGGCTGTGCGTGGTGATCGACCGGACGATGTACGCCGAGCCGTCGTCTGCGCTCTGCAGCGGCGTGACGCCGTTGTTGAGCGCCGCCTGCAGCTGCGACGAGTTGGGCCGGTCTGCGACGCGGTACTGCGCCTTGAGCCCGCCGACCGTCTCGCCGTTGAAGTTGTGCGCGCAGCTAGTCGACTCGCCCGCTGCGCGACGCGCGGCGAGACCTGCCGCCATCATCGAGCAGGGCAGGTCGGAGTTATACATCCAGCCGCACTGCCCGCGTCCGAAGTTGCGCCCCGTGACCACGCCTGTCGCGTTGGCGAGCGTGTCGAGGTTCGCCCAGACCATCTGCTTGCGATGGCCCACCTCGGGCTCGTCCTGCGCATCGACGTGCGTCTGAAACTTCGTGAGGTTGGTCGGGTCGCTGTACGGCGCGACCAGGTAGCGCCGCTGCACAGACGCGATGACGTCGAGCGCCGTCTGCGGGTCGTCTGACGTCGTGCCGAGCGTCAGGTAGCCGCCTACGGGCGGCGCGCAGAGCACGCCGATGCCGCCGCTTACGCGCGCGCGCACCGCGATGTAGTTGCCGCGCGGGCCCTTCTGACGCGCTGACACAGTAAGCGTGCCGGCTGCGTTGGTCGCCGTGACAGGCCAGTCGCCCTTCGCGTTGATGGCTGCGATGGCGTTGTCGCCGATGATGGTCGGCGTGTCGGCTGCCGTGATCGGAAACTCGATCTCCTCGCCGAGCACGGTCACGTAGCCGGTGCCGTTCGCATTCGCGATGACCGAGAAGATAATCGTGCCGCTCGCTGCGGCGCCCGCCGACTCCGCGATGACGATGCACTTGAGCGTCACGCCGGCCCACGCAGCGATGGCCGCCTTGACCATCAGGTGTAGCTCTGAGCCTGCGCCGAACAGCGAGCGCGCGTCGTCCTCGGAGTAGACGTCGTACTCGGTGTTCGCGACCGCGGAGCCGATGGGCAGCTTGTTGCCGAACAGCTCGACGTGGCGCGTGCTGTCGCCTGTCGCGCGCAGGCCGACGCCGAGCCAGACCTTGGTGTAGACGCCGGGGCGCTTGTCGCCTGCCGCGAGAATGCTTTGCATGGGCATGACTCAGACCTCGCTCTCTGCAGCGGGCTGCTGCTCATCTTCAGGCTCGAAGCGCTCGAGCTCCTCGAGACGCGACTCAGTCTCGGACTCGTCCTCGAGCTCGGGTGGTGGTGGATCGGACTGCACCGCGACCAGGTCGCCCACGTTGACCGCGCAGCGGTAGTAGAGCGTGTTCGGCACCTCGACAGGCGTCGGCACGCGCTTGAGCCCGCACACGGTGCCGATGACGTGGTCGGCCTCCGGGTCGTCCGCTGCACACTGCGTGTAGCCGACGTAGCCGTGGCCGCGCTCGACCGGCAGGACTGCGCCGTCCACGGCTTGCACCTTGATCGTGTCTGACATTAGAGGCTCCAGTCTGGGGGTCGCGGAAAGTCCTTGCCGGCAGGGTCCGCCTCGCCTGCGTCGGTCAGCACGCGCGCGATGACGTCGGGGTCCTGCGAGGTGTCTTCGTTGTCGGTGTAGAGCTGCGCGTCGAAGCTCAGCGCCGGGTAGAACGGCCCTTGGTCCTGGTCGTTGTCATCGCGCCAGATGACATCGACCTCGGCGACGAAGCCGGGGAAGGTCTGCTGTCCGTCCGGCGTGAACAGCTCGCGCTTGATCGCGGTCTGCCGAAGGATGCGCACGACGCCTGCCTCGAGCAGCACGTCCGCGCCGCCCTGATGCGCAGGGTGACTGCCGCGCACGAGCGTGCGGATGAGCGCGTGCCAGACGCGGTCGAGCAGCGGCCAGCGCACGTCGAGCATGTCGCGCCCGGTCGGCGGCGTCGCGTACGCGAACTGCAGCGTGCTGCCGTGGTCCAGGTAATACATCGTCGTCTGCACCGAGCGCGTACGAACGCGGTAGCAGTGCAGCGCAGGCAAGACGCCCGAGCCTTCCATGCCGAGCGTGAACGGCACCTTGCACGTCGTCTGCACCGCGGGCTCGAGCAGGTCAGGCGGCACGCCGGCGGCCGTCATCTCGGCGGTGAGGTCTGCATTGATGGCGTCGTACAGCAGCGCCAGGATCGGCGTGATGAGCGGGTCGGGCAGGGAGTCGAGCGCGTTGTCCGCCACGAGCTACCTCCGCTCGAAGGGGAAGGTGCCGCCGCCGACGGTGCCGCCGCCGCCGCTTGCCGGCGTGAAGCGCCCGCGAATGGCGCCGAGGTACTCGCGCTCGTAGTTCTTGGCGAGCGTGTGATTGCGGTCGTCCTCGGCCGCCATCGCTGCGAAGTAGATCTTACTCAGCGCGCGGTAGCAGACGGCGAGCTTGAGCTCGACTGGGTTGGCGAGGTCAGTCTCGTGCAGGGGCGGAGAGCGCGAGGCCAGCGCGGCGAGCGCATCAGCGAGCGCAGCCTGGCGGAAGACGTCGCGCGTCGGCTGGTCCTTGTTGATGCGGTTGAGCTCGGACAGACCGCCGACCTGGTTGGCAAGGTCCGTGTCGGTGCAGATGCTGTCGACGGCGAGCGCCATCAGACCACCTCGAAGCCGCAGTCTCGAAACGCGCGCGCCATGGCGCTCTCGAGGATCTCGCCGTCCTCGTCGTCGATGGCGTCGCGGATGAAGCGCTTTTCACGCACGCCGGTGCGCGTGCCGAACTCTTGGGCCAGGCCGTACGGGTAGCCCTTGCCCATCGAGCGGCGCGTGTTGCCGCGCTTCTTACGCAGCTTCGCCTCGCTCGTCGCGGCGAAGCTCACGATACCCACGAGCTCGTCGCCCTCCTCCTGCACGCCGTCTGACTGGATGGAGTTGCGCAGCGCGCCCGTGCGGTCGGTAAACGTCGTCGTCTGCTTCGCGCGCGCAGCGATGCTCTCGAGCGTCAGGTCCAGGCCCTGCTTCAAGCGCAGCTGCAGCGCTCCCTCGAGCTGCGCGAACGCAGCATGGAAGGAGTCGAAGTCGGCGACGTAGGTGATCACTTGCTCTTGCCCTTGCCCTTGCCCGTGAGCTTCTCGCTCCAGCTGGGCTTCGGCGGCGGCGGGATGGGCGCGCGCTCGCGAGCAGCAGGCGGCGGCTCAGGCTCGGGCAGCACGTTGTCGATGCCTGGCCGCGTCGGCAGCGTCGTGCCGATGGGAGGCGGCTCGGGCGGCAGTTCGTTGTCGATGTCCGGCTGTTCGCCAGGGAGCTCGTTGTCGACGCCAGGCCGGGTGGGCAGCGTCGTTCCGAAGGGCGGCAGCTCGTCGGGCAGCTCTGGACGAGGCAGTTCGTTGTCGATGCCAGGACGCTCCGGCAGCGTGCTGCCGATGGGCGGCAGCTCAGGCGGCAGCTCGTTGTCGATGCCGGGCTGCTCGCCCGGTAGCTCTTGCCCAGCCTCGGGGATGGCTGGCAGGTTGCCGCCCTCGGGCCGCTCGGGCAGCGTCGTGCCGAACGGCGGCAGCTCGTCCGGCAGCTCGGGACGCGGCAGCTCGTTGCCGGGGCGCGGCCCCTCGGGCAGCGTCACGCCGATGGGCGGACGGTCGGGCGGCAGCTCGTTGTCGATGCCGGGCTGCTCGCCGGGCAGTTCGTTGTCGACGCCAGGGCGCGTCGGAAGCGTCGTGCCCAGCGGCGGCAGCTCGTCAGGTAGCTCAGGGCGCGGCAGCGTGTTGTCGATGCCTGGCCCCTCTGGCAGCGTGCTGCCCAGCGGCGGCAGTCCAGGGCGCGGCAGCTCGTTGTCGATCGCCGGCCCCTCTGGCAGCGTGCTGCCGATGGGAGGGCGCTCGCCAGGTAGCTCGTGGTCGATGCCGGGCTGTTCACCTGGCAAGGCGTTGTCGACGCCGGGCGCAGTGGGCAGCGTGCCGCCGATGGGGCCTTCGCCTTCGCCTTCGCCTTCGCCGCTCTCTTCGCCGCCGCCCTCTTCGCCTTCGCCAGGGTCAGGCGGCTTGGGCGGCTTGCCGAGCTTGGTGCAGTCGCCGAGGTCGAGGCGCTCGCCGAAGGTGCGCCGCGCGCCCTCGACCGGGTGCGCGCAGATGAACTTGCGCAGACAGCGCACGTCGACCTCGCGTGTCGCGACGCCGAGCTCGAAGAAGGTGCCGCCGTGCTCGCCCTGTAGCTCGTCGCTGAGCACGAACAGCCAGCGATCCGTGTACTGGGTCGCTGGCTCATACGGGACGTCGGTTAGCGAGAGTGCCATGGGCGTCGAGCTCCTGCTGCGCGCGCGCAGCGCTGCAGGTCAGGTGGTCTTGATCTCGGAGGCGCGCGCGATGGCGTACTCGGTGCCGAGTGCGAGCGAGCCGTACCACTCGAGGCGCGTGCGGAACGCCGCCTTCGCCTCGAGCTGCCCGATGTCGTACATCTTCACGCCGCCGATCAGCGCGTCGAACGGCGTCAGGTTCGCCAGCGCCTGCTCGCTCTCCTGCTGCACGCCGAAGTACAGACCCTGCTCTGCAGCCAGAGATGCGATGTACAGCGACGACAGGTTCGTGCTCGCGCCCTTGGCCTCGTTGCTCGGCACGTCGTCGACCTGGAAGATCGGATAGCCGTTGTAGTGCGGCACCAGAATCTGCGAGGGCTGCCCGTTCATCCCGAGCACTGGGATGGCCAACTGCTCGGGCATCATGCCGCCCGCTGCGCTACGCGCGAGCGCCATGAACTTGCGCTTGAGCTTGCTGTTCATGAAGAAGCAGGCGTTATCGCGCTCCTTGAGCTTCTCGAAGAGCAGCTGGTCCATGACGTCGAAGCTCAGCGCGTCGCCGTCTACGCCGGTCGACGCGACGGTCTGCGTCGCGGGGCAGAGCTTCGGCAGACCGTCGAACTCGTGCGTGGTCGTCGCGAAGTTGACCGACACGACGCCGTCTGCAGTCGCGCTGGCGACCGTGATGTTGAGAACGATCTTCTTGTTGGGGTTGTCGGAGCTGAGCACGACGTTGGTCGAGTTCGCAGCGACAGCGACGGGCGCGCCGAACGTACGGTCGCCGGGCGCGCGGTAGCTCCAGAGCGTGCCGGCGTGCGTGTACTTGATGTCACCCGGCCCGAACCGGAACGAGTCTGTGTGCGCGCTGGCGCTGACGAACACGAGCGCTGCGGCAGGCGACACGGCCGGGCGATCGAACGTCGCGCTCGTCACGTAGCCGCCGCCGAACATGCGGTCCTGCAGCTTCATGCCCAGCGCCTTGAGCTTCTGCTTGAGCTGGATGGCGCGCGGGTCGCCGTTCGGGTCGTTCTGGTTGAGCGTCGTGTTGAGCACGTCGACGTCGGTCTCGATGAGACGCAGCGGCACGGTCACGTCGTCGAACGTCGCGGACGACTCGACGGTGACGGGGTTGGCGGGATCGACGAACTCGATCGTGGGCAGCGCCTTCTCTCGAGCGTATGTCCACGCGGAGCCAGACTTCGGCACGAACTGCATTCGGCTGAAGAGCTCGTTGGTGACAGCGATGCCGAGGAACACGCCGCGAGTGAGTGGGTTTCGGGCGATCTTAGCCGCTTCGTACAGAGTAAAACTCAATGGAATACCCGCCTTTCAGATGCTCAGGTACACTGCAGGCAATGGATGCACCTGAGTCTGAGCGTTGGTTGCCAACTGTCGGTTTTGAGAAGTACGAAGTGAGCGACCAAGGTCGCGTGCGCAGCTGGCGAGACTTCCAGGGTGGCGTCCGGCGAGAGCCGCGCCTGCTGCGTCAGTATCCCGGTAACCAGTACGGGCACCTGGTTGTGTCGCTAAGCCTGAAATCAGGCGAGCAAAGTCGCCCCGTAGGCGTGCACTGCCTCGTACTGGAAGCGTTCGTCGGCGCGCGCCCTCCTGGCCTTCAGGCGTGCCACTTCCCTGACCGGGACCCGACGAACAACCGTCTCGAAAACCTTCGCTGGGGCACTGCTCAGGAGAACGCAGCAGACCGCGCTGCGCACGGCACCGAGTACCACGGGCAGAGGCATCACCGAGCGCGCCTAACCGACGCTCACGTGATGCTGATGCGGTACCTGCACGTCGCGCACGAAGTCCACGAGAAGACGCTTGCTGGCTGGTTTCACGTCGACCACACGACAGCGCACCGCGTCGTGACGGGTCGGAAGTGGAAGCATCTGCCAATGTTGAAAGCGTCTGCAGGGTAGTCTCCCGTCACGAAGAGTTTTTGGCCTGTGCTTGTGCGCTGAGACCTGCGGAGAGCAGGCTGTCGATGTTGGGGTGCTGGTCGACGGTCTGCGGACTGCCATTGCCGCCGAGCGGCGAGCGCGGTGCGCCGCTGCCGCCGTCGCTCCGGCCCGCGAAGTAGGGGTTGTCGACGAGGTACTGCTTGGCCGCCTCGGCGAGCTTCGCGAAGCTCTTGCCGCCGACTGCGACGCTCTTGGGCTCGAGGTTGTCGTCGAGCTCGATCTGCGCCTCGGACAGGAACGTGAGCGTCGCGGCCTTGCTCGCGCCCTTGGCAATGCCCGCGTCTGCAAGCGCGCTCGAGACCAGGTGGCGCTGCACGTAGCCCCGGTGCGCGTCTGCTGCCTTGGCTGCGACCTGCTCAGCGGCGGCGACCTTCGCGGCCCAGTCCGCCTCGAGCTGCTTGCGCTGTTCGGTCGACTTCTGCAGGTTGTGCTGCAGCTTCTCGAGCTCGGTCTTGCCCTTGAGCTTTTCTTGCTCGAGCTGCTCCTCGCGCGCTGCGTCCGCCTCAGCCAGCCGGGCCTTGATGCTGTCGAGCTCGCTCAGCGCTGCGGTCGCCGTGTCCAGCTGCGTCTTGAGCTTGCCGACGCGCTCGCCGACGATCGCATTGACCTCCTCCTGCGAGAAGGTTTTGCCGCCGCCTGCGGGGTCGTGGTCTGGCGAGCGCAGCACGTCGCGCAGCGCAAACCAGGGCAGGGCGCCGCAGACGGTCGCGCTGCGGACGACAGGCTCGCGCATGCACAGCGGGTCGAACACCTCGCGCTGAAAGGCGCTGGCGGCGTACGCGTGGCTGCGGGCGTGCTTGATGGGCATGGGCATGGTGGCTCTCGTCTCCCCGGCTAGGCCGGTATCCCCGTTGAGAACACGCGCTCAGGCAGCTCACGGGTGAGAGCTGCAGCGCTGGCGCGGATGCTTTCACAGCACCGCACGGGCCCGTAACATTGCCCCGGCGCTGGGGCGTTCTCTCGGATGAGACCCTCTGCGCAGCGACAGCTACGCGGGCCCCATCACTTCCTGTTTTGCCGTGCCGTTCGCGCACACGTCGCGCAGTACGCCCAGACGTCGACGCAGAGCTCGAGCGCCCAGAACAGCGCGACGGCCGGCCAGTAGCGCGACTCGACGTGCGCGTAGCCCCAGGCGATGAGCGTGGCAACGAGCAGGTCGAGCGCGAGCAGCGTCACGGGTCGGTCGCCGGCAGCGGTGGCGCGAGCGACAGCAGCGTGAAGCGCGCGCGCATGACGCCGTCCGGCCAGAGCACCGGCTCCAGGAACATCTCGATCGGGCGCACCCAGACCTGGCCGAGCTGGTGCGAGACGTAGACGGCGACGCGCTGCTCGCGGTCCTCGCTCAGCCGCGCGACCCAGAGCAGCGTGTAGGTGCCGCCTCGGTAGTGCCGGTAAGACATCATCGCGCGCCTGCCTTTCTGCTGCTGCGCTGCACCAGCGCGCTGACGCGCTTGATCTGCCCGGTCGGCTCGAGCACCTGCACGCCCCGCTCGAGCGCAGCGTGTCTGGTCGGGCCGAGGATGGCGCGCGCCTTGCCGGGGTTCTGCTTGAGCCAGGCCGTTGCGTCGGGCGACTCGTGGTCCTGCATGTCTGCAGGCACGCGACCTTCGTCTGCAGAGCGGTCGAAGTGACTGCGGTCGATGACTGCGTGCACCGTGCAGAGGCAGTTGTGCACGACGATGCCGCCGACGACGTAAGTCTTGTCGACAGCGACTGCGAAGTTGTGCACCGGGCCGTCATACTCGACGCGGTCGAGCGCCGTCACGAGGGCAGGCGTGAAGCGGCGCTCTGCAGAGACAAGCGTCACGACCAGGTCACCCACGCGAAGACGCTCCGCCGCCTGCCAGCCACGGCCGGTAAGCACCTCGTGCTCTGGCGTCGCTTCCAGGCGCTTGTCGTCGCCGATAGTCGCGACGACAAGCGCCCCACGCCACGAGCGCACGCTCAGGCGCAGCACAGATCGCAGCGCGCCTGAGTGCGTGCGCACGAGCATGCCCGGCACGATGCGCTCGATCGGCACGTCGCCCTCGCTGGTCTCGATCATGT